ATGCAGAAAATCATGCCACTCAACGACACTAAACTCAGGAAGATAGACGGCAAGCCATATGACGGCCCTGTTGAGCTGCCGGACGGTGAAGGCCTTTCCGCCCGCATAAGCCCCAAAGGGATGATTACCTTCCAGCTTCGCTACCGTATAGCCGGGAAACTGAAGCGGATGAAAATAGGGCGCTACGGTGCCATTACACTGAGGGATGCAAGAGACGCGGCAGAGAAATATCGGAAGCTGATCGCAGACGGGAAAGACCCTGCTGTACATAAAAAAATGCAGCTCGAACATGCCAGCTCATCACCATCTGTGTCAGACCTGATACAGGAGTGGCTGGATAGTCCGGCAGCAATAAAACTGGTCCATCATGATTATTGGGCCCGAGCGCTGAGCAGACATGTAACAACATATGTCGGGAAGATGATTGCTGATGAGATGAAAATCTCCCACTGGGACCCTGTCTTTAAGCGAGTCAGTGATAATGACGCTCCCGTGATGGCGGGAGGAATACTGGTGAAGATGAAGCAGATTCTCAATTATGCGCTCCGTAGAAATCGCATATCCAAGAATGTACTCATGACGCTCTCGGTTCCAGATGTCGGAAAGGCGCCGAAAGCCCGCAAGAGAAATTTCGACGATCACGAGATAGGTCTGTACTGGCAATCAGTCGACAACACCAACATGGCGCGACAGAATAAAATCTTCATGAAACTGGTCATGTTAACAGGGTGCCGTGGCGTAGAACTGCGCCTGTCCCTGAAGAGTGACTTCGATTTCGAGAGGAGGGTATGGTCGGTCAGAGAGGAGAGCTCAAAAACACGGGTCGCGTTCAAGCGAGGACTGTCGGCGTTGTCCATAACGCTGCTGCGGGAAGCATTCGATATGTACCCGGATTTTAAAATCGTGTTTCCGCCAGCGGCGATAAGAGAGGATCGGCCTATGGCTACCAGCAGTCTCGTATCGATGACTGCTCAGATAGGCGAGGTGATGGGAATCAGTGATTGGTCAACGCATGACCACAGGAGAACATGCAAAACGAAAATGGCAGAGATGGGGGTGATGCCTCATGTGTCCGAAAAGATACTCGGTCATAAGCTAAGCGGGATGCTGGCGGTGTACGATCAACACGATTACATTAAAGAGCAGATTGAAGCGGCCGAGATGTGGGCCAGCAAAATTCAATGCTGTTCCGAGGCGATAAAGCCCATCTGACGGCAGAATTTTATAACCTCATCGTAACGATAGATAGAGCCGCCTTTAACTGGCGGCATACCGGGAACCTCTTCGGGGAAAGGCGTGTTTTTCTGCTTCCACTCCTTCCGCTTGTTGTAAAAGGTTGAGCGTGAGATGCCACCAAGCATCTCCTGCACTGCTTCCCGGTTTACCAGTACCGGTGACACTTTCACTTCTGCAATATTCATGGTTACCTCAGTAGATAGATGGGGCATCAGATGTAATCTGCGGAATCCGCAGCGAGAAGTGTGATAGCGCGCTGCATGGCAGATATGCGCCCAGCATTGGTGTAATCGATTGACCTGGATTGTGCGCTGTTAGGCTCGCTCACTAGCACCACCTTGTCGCCAAAGCAGATATTCATATCCATCAGAGCGGCGAGCAACATTGCCTGACTAATGTCGATTAGCGGATTCCAACATAGCCCTGTTGCATGCCGGAGCCTTGCCTTGTCATCTGGCCGGAAAGACCAGAACTCAGCGACCCGGTGCGACATTGATCGCAACTCCTGATCGCTCAGGAGCGATACTTCGTCTTGAGTCATAAGTCCGTCCGCTCCTTGATATCAAATTTCAACGCGCTGATTTTCTTCATCTGCTTATCAAGTGATTTCAGTTTCGCGATACGCATCTCTTCAGCCCTCGCAAGAGCGCCACCTTCAGAAAGATGCCAATCTTTCCCATGGAAGTACTGAGGGAAATAGGAGCGGCCATCTCTTTTGTCACCTGGCTGGGTTGCCATCTCTCCGTTAATTTCTACTTCTGTTTTATAAATTCCGTAGCTCAAGGCGTACTTAGTTATGTATGCAATGGTCATTTTAAAAGCTCCTTATCCACCACGCGCACGTAGTAAGCCAGCCAGTCTCTTGGCCGGAACTTACCAGGCGGCAGGGCGGTTATTTGTTTAGTGAATTGGTCCAACAGAAGGGTTGTGATGCGGTCTTTCTCGGCTGATGTTTTGCCTTTGGTGTCGGATTTAATCGCTGCCCGGCACCGTCGCGCTACAGACCTCAGCGCATTTTCCTGTGCTGGCGACATTTTGTCTCTCCATGCAATCTATCCACACCTCCCGGGCCAGAACGCAGCGCGGTATGCTCCACAGCGTCCGCCGCTTGCCAGTCTGCCCGGCGTGCTCGATAACCTCGTCGAGGTAGTCGGCGAATGATTTCTCTGAATCAGTCATGCTGGCCCCCTAATTGCTTCCAACGCCTCTCTTACTGCTTGGACTATTCGCTCAAGATAGACGTAATCAGGGTTAGGTATTGAAGGCCAATCGCGGTACCAAGGTTCATCGCCGAGAAGGGATAAAAGAGGTGATCGATAACTGTAATCGCAACACTTCATCTTAACGTTCTCGCATCCTTCAGCCTCATCCCAGTACTCGCGAGCCTCTTCATGAGTGATTTCATTGCTCCTACGGAGTAAGCAAATTTGGCTTTTTACAAAATCGATATTTGCATCGTTGTCTTCACCATCAATCGTGCTGCTAATGCCGCGCGAAAGGCAGTTGATAAGGTATGAGTTGTTACATGAGAGGAAGAAATCCTGAATAGTCTTCCCAGACATTGACCCCCAGTATGAGGTCCACGATTTCCCGAAGCAGGTTATGGTGATATTGCCCACCCCCGGCTCTATGTTCTCTATCATGACTTTAACTGGGTCTAGCGCCTTCAGTTCAGTTATGACTAGCTGAAGCACTTCCGTTTGCTTTACCTTCATTACGCGACCCTCCTCTGACTAATCGCCCACAACTCACGCTCATGGTCTTCTCGACACTCAGCACAGCAGTAACTTGTACCCGGCTGTGATGGCTCGCCGCAGTCTGCATTTTTGCACACTGGCGATGGTGGCTCAGGTGCTTTGCGATTAGCTAGTGCCACTTCAATCAGCTGCTGCTCGCGCGCTGCTGCTTCGTCTAAAATATCCGCATACATGGGGATTTCTCCGTAATTTGGGCGTAAAAAAACCACCGCTTGGGTGGCTCACATTTCTCTCAGGCAAAGGGCAATGCCTATCAGCATTCCGAGGGCGAGGATTATTGCGGGGATGTCACCCACCATCACCTCCCGGCGCTGGCGCTGCTGCAACCGCTGCGTTATATGACTCATCAGACACGTATGAAAGCTCACCATATCCACCCAAGCTGTAACCTATTAGTTGAGCAAGCTGCATCCTGTCATCATCGCTGAAATCATCCATTGCGATACTGTTCAGGTCGACGCCAACTTTTCCTGCTGATGTCAATAAATGCCTGACGATTGCGTTTGCTTTGAATCTGATGCGACCATCACCAGCGATATAAAGTGGCTGCATTGTGTTATGCACGCTGGCCGCTGGCGGGGTGGTGTAAGGTGGAGTTTCAACCTTGCAGCATATGGAAAAAACCTTGTCGTCACAGCACTCCTCTCTAGTAACTACTTGTCCGCTTTGATGCATGTAAGCAAATGGCTTAGCATCCAGCACCGCCAGCAGTGCGTGGGCCATCAGCTTGCTTTCACCGCGTTTGAGGAAGCCGTCAGCATAGATTTCCTGCAGCCGCTCCCGCCCGCTTATTTGTTCGATAAGTTCGTTAATCATCATCACCTCTCAGGCAGCCATTTTCCTTCCAGTACCCTTTTCTATGCATATAGTCTGGCACTGACCACAGCAATCCACTGTTAGGGTTAGAATTTTTAAGCGAGTGGACTAATCGCCGAATCAGCATGGATAATTCTTCCACCTCACCTGGCAACACGGCAGCCGGTGCGGCGGTGTAGAGCGAACGAAACTCAGCTGTATTCGGGTCCGTGCTTTCTCTCAGCATGGCAAGTTGCTCGGAATCAACTTCTATCCAGTCGGTTTTCATGCCGTTAGAGGGGTTATGCTCACGGTAAAAAAGTGAACAGGCTCACCCGCTGCGGAATCGCGCCGCCTTAGCTCAGCCTCTGCCTTTTCGCAGCGCGCAGTTTTAGAATCAAGAGCACGCTTTGCCAGACTGAACTTACTTTCCATTCTCGCTATCTGCTCATCATGCTCAGCCTGTTCTGCACGCAGCTCGTCGCGCTCACGCTCTGCCTTATCAGCCCGCTCATGAAGGGCATCAAACTGCCGCACCAGGTATTCGGCCAGAGACTCGTTTACCAGCATTTTTGCCGGGACACATTTCCCGCGCAGTAGTCCTTCCATCTCGACGATTGATGCTTTCATGGCTGCTCTCCTGCGCGGATGCGGGCGGCGAAATCTGTGCAGTAGTGATGCAAGTCGATAGTGTTTTCAATGCCATTATCAATATCAGAAATCGAATCTCTTAGCGCCTCAATAGCCTGCGCCCGAATCTCGCGGATAATGGCATCGGTGGCCGGGGTTTGACCAAGGCACTTTTTCATCAACTCAACGGTCTCATTAAACCCAATATCCTCTCCGATGGAGACGTCATCCATATTTTCATTATCGAATTCAATATCTTTCAAATTCGGAACAGATGATTTAATCAATACACTCTCAGCAGCCAGCGCCCGCACCTGCTCCTGAAGCGAGGCAATCGCATCGACTAAATCACACGGCGCGACATCATCCGCATCGGCAGAGAAACCCAGCGCCACTCGCACAGCAACCGACTCAGCCTTACGTTGGTCAGCGTGTCCTGCGCTCATTGAGAATTGGGATAGCTGCTCCTGAATCGCTGCAAGGTCTTCGTACTTAACCCATCGGCCAGATTCTTTTTCATCAAATCGAACCAGGCCAATCATGTTGGCTTTGTTTACGTCATAACGCTTAATCTCTGTCATATCTATCTCCCGCCGACCGCAGTCAGCCAGTTAAAATTCGAGCTCTATCTGCCCGGAAAACACCTCGCATGATTCAGAGCAACTTCCTGTGTCCAGTCTTTTTGCTCTTACCATGTGCTCGAGAAGTTCGTTGTAATCTTTGTCGGCGTATAGCTTCGCTATCCCATCAAGAGACAAATGACCTCGGTACATAACTTCTTTTGGCGTGGAACGGTGACCGTCACGAACATGGCTACCTGTTACGCAGTCTTCGAACAGGCGCATAATTCCTGGCTCATCTTTTGTTGCCAGTCCGAGCTTGTGAGTTGATTTTTTGATGCAGAAAATGCAGTTCCCGAGATGCTCAGGAATTTGCAGATTGAAAGGCTGCTTCTCCCACCAATAGAGGACATCCTGTTTCTCAAAGTCGGATAATTCAGCCAAGAAGCGGATGCCATCTTTCTTCGCCAGTCGGCGTGGTTCGTCGGCACGAATACCAAGCCATGTGGTGTAATTTCCCTTGCCGAAATGGTCATCACAATATTTTCTGAACGGCTGGAGCTTCATGCGATCGGTGCAGAACGCACCCCCGATGTATGGCGTACCGTACTTCTTCACCATGTCCATGAATGGCTTCATTGCTGGCATGCGCGTTTGAATGTCCTTCGGTTCCCACACGGTATATCCGTTTCCTTCCCCCAGAACAGGGTTAATATCGACCTGCAGGACAACAAGCGGGATACCCCAAAACTTCACCACTTCGCGAACGAAACGATATGTCATAGGATGCTCAGCACCAGTATCCATGAAGATGTATCGCACATCCTCCCCAGCCTTTCTGCGCTGCTCCATCAGATAAACGAGATAGGCGGAAGTCCTGCCGCCTGAAAAACTAACGACATGGACCATGCCTACCTCTACTTAAAGATCTGTGATATACAAGCCCGCTTTTATCAGCCTGGCCCTGCGTGCAGCTGCCTCAATGCACTGCTGGCGCTTATCCTCTCCACGCTCAGCCAGCGACTTCACGCTCACGACGATGGTCTTATTCGCCTTCGCTTTCGTGATTACCCGGCGAGGTGTGCGGACCAGCGTGTACAGCCTGTCACGCTGTCTGGTTTCTTCGTCGATATACCACTCGCCCGCTGATATCTCTGCGGTGGCGCTTACAAGATGGCGCTCAGCATTTAGCTGCCGATGGATGCTGCGGAGGGGGAGTTTTGTTGCTACGTGGAGTTGGCGCCCGGTCATCGGCCCGGTGCTGAGCAGCCACACAATTTTCTCTTTCAGGCCATCATTGGGGCCGCCACGACCCCGGCGGTACATTGCGACTTTCTTCATGATTACTCCTGCCTGATTGCGCCACCTGCGCCGAGCCTCGGTGCTCGATAGTCAAGGAACAGCTCATCCATTTCAGTGACGATAATTTTCGGTCGCTGTGGGTAGAATGAGGCCGCCTCTGCATACCTGCGAGTGCGTAATTCAGACATGCGCTCAGGGACCGATTTGGTATTGATGCGGGCATGCTCTTCTCCGGCCTTCAGTGCCAGCCACGCTCTCCCTGCGTCCCATGCAATGCTCTCCATCTTGCGTTCCATGTCAGTCATCCGTGATGCTTTGTAGCGGTACGATGCCCGCCGATATTCCGGCAGGCGTGCGCAATGCTCATGTTGTTCAGGTGTGAGTTCTCTCATTGGGATTCCTGCCGGGGTAGGGGTTAGGCGGCTTGCTTCAGTTCTGCCAGGCGAATGCCTGTGATGTCTTTGCACTTCTGCTGATGCTCGGGGTGCCCGGCCATGGCTTTCCACGCCTTGCCATACTCAGCCTGTAGATTTGCTGCATTCACCTCGCCGCCTGCGTAATCAGTGAATTGCTTCAGAATGCTGTCGGCTGTTTGCGGTGCGACATGATGGACCTCAGAATCGGCATCAACAGAGGTTTCTTCGGTTGGAATGCAGAACGCCTGAAACGCAGCGTATTTGTATGCGATCGACATCGCTTTGTTTGTTGCTTTGTCCCCGCTGTCCATTGCTTCGCCGTATGTCACAACAGTGTGTTTAGATCCGTCCTCGGTCGCCACGAAATCAAACTCAGCCTTAACGACAACATAGAACAGCACGCCGCCTTTCTGAGTTGTGCGCTCGGTTACGGTCCTCTCGGTGATGCGAGGGAGGATGACCAGCCCATGCTTTGCCAACATGGGGGCAAGAGCGTTGTAGACCTGGTCTATTCCTCGGAACTGGAAACCTTGCTGCATGTTCTTCCTATCCTTGCTTATGCCTTTCTCGGCCATATCCTTGGCTACCTTGCTGATTGCCTCATAAACCTTCATAGAAGCCTCCCATCATCATTTCCTGCTGCTCCGTGCGGTAGTCGGCGATAGCTTCCTGCTGCGCCAGTAGGTCGGTCATGACTGGCTCGAAGATCGGAGCCATCATTGCGATAAAGAATTCGTCTGCTGCGTCATGCTGCATGATGCTTGCTCCAGTCTTTGTCCTGACACTTTTGCCAACCGAGAGCTATTGTCTCTGCCCAGTCATAGGCTTCTTTCATGCCCTCTTTGGTGTCAGGGAATGATGATTCATACACCTTCCCGAACTGCAGGTTTCCCTGAGTTACGTAGATTGTTCCGTTCACCGGTACGATAGTCATAGGGGATTCCCCGGCTGGTTAAGCGTTTCGATTAATGATCGCCATCCAGCACGCAATGATCGGCGAAGGCGGCGAGTGATTCTGTCGAGTTGTGACGTGTTAAAACCTGAAGCACCCATGTGGGATGCCCCAGCGATAGCAAAAGCTTGCATGGGTGATTCCTTTAATTGATTAGTAGGTGATGCGGATGGCGGCTACTGAGCCTTTAGCGATTGCGGCAACACACTTCTGTGCGCAGTCTTCTGGCAATCCTGCGGCTAACTCCGTTTTTCCGCTCATTGCCTATCCTTCTGTAAAAAAACCCTAATCTTGGGTGTATTTAGGGAACCCCTATCACAGCGAGATTAATTACCGCTTTGTAAAAAATCATTTGGTTAGGGATTATCGAATGATGACTACATATCGCGTAAGAGTGGGTTTTCATAACCCGACAGGCCTGACATTCAGGCAGCTTGATGAGGTACTGGAACCTCTCCGTTTCTGGCGAACAGACACGAATGAGGGCAAATTTCGGTATTATATGGAATACGAGTATCAGACTGAGCTCAGGAGTCTTTGCGAAGTTTGCGAACTGGCTTATTCACAGGCATGTAAAGTTAGGAAATGCCCACTGATTCTCGTCGAGGACAAAAATCGCAACTGCTGTAGCCTTGACGACTAAAGCGCTTTACTGATGACTGGGTGTCATCGTCAGCCGCACTCAGTGAATACGGCTTGCGATATCACCAGTTTCCGCCAGCAGTTTCAGCCTCACCAAAACAGCAGGGGCCACAAAGCCCGGTCGGGTGTACGGTGGGTTTCTGCCCGCAGTTCTCGCATTCGACTCGCCAATTTTTAGCCCCGTTAAAAAGCGGCGCTTGTTTTTTCTCCTTTTTTTCTTTGCTCATTGTGATTCTCCCAGCGCTTTGGCGACTGCTTCCTGTGCCTTTTCTTGCCATATCGCTGTGTGAGAACCCGTGGTGCCGAGGTTTGCTGAAACAACGAGTTCCAGCAATTCAGGCGCAGCTGCGATGAGATTTGCATTGGCCGTAGCAACTAAGCCGTTATGAACGCTGTCATCGAAAGTGTGTTGAGATGCGCAAATATCACCAATGTTAATTCCCGAATGGGTCTGGATATCATAGAAAACTCCGTTATCATGCACACACCACGGACCAGGCGTACCTTTAAACTCTTTCATCCTACCCTCCACTTATCCCACTGCTCTTTATTGAGCGTCACAGCCAGCTTGTTATCAGCTCGCTCACCATTTTCTTTTAACTTCTCAGCACGCCATGAGTAGCCGCAGGCCTGTGCTGTGACGCGCCACTTACCATCTTTGCGATTGACTATCATGGTGTGCTCCGGGCAATAAAAAGCCCCGCGATTGCGAGGCTATTAGCTTTTCCACCAGGTTCCATGTTCATCAATCCAGTCACACCACTGCTTAACACTCCATTTTGTTGTGTCATCGTGAGGAACCCTGCATGAGTAGAGCCCTTCTTTGTAAAGTCGTTTTTTTGTAGACTGAAGCATCTCTCACTCCTGCGGCAGCGCCGCTGTTAAGGGCAGCAATGCTTTTTGGAAAAAACACGCTTAGCCTGAATTATTTTTGAATCGTTGTAGGTGCTGTAAAAAACTGTCCGGCAGTTATTGCAAAACAGAACCTTCTTGCCGTGACCGTCTACGCCCCAGCCTACAAAGTCGTTAATCTGTTTCATCGTGCAGTTACTGATTCAACTGGTTTACGATAGCCAGCCGCATACAGCGCCACATCGGGCAAGCACATCGCACCGGACTCTTCCTTCACATCACGAACACTCGGCCCGTTGATTGCACGCGCCACTTTAGCTGTGCAACCCTCTGACAGCTTCGTGAATGCTGCCTCAAGCTTCCTTGCCATCAATCTGTCAGCGTCACACAGAGCTTTGTACGCTGCGTAATGCTCACCGCGTTCACGCATGCGGCGTGACTTGCTGTTTTCTTTCCTGCGTTTAAAGACGATATCAACCATGTAAACCTCCCAATTGACTTTGGTGGATGGGCCTTATGACGGAGGCCACCCGGAAGCATCACGGGCAATCTCTTCGCACAGAACAGGCTTACCCTCACTGGAGGCACCCGTGCTGCCGGTTCTGATTGCTCGGCGAAAAGGAGATACCGTTAAACCAATAACCGCTGCTCCTGCTGATGTTACAAAGCCACCTTCAGCTGGGCATTTCATCCACCAAAGCCAAATGCGCTTTGGTCTACCGCAAGCGGCGGTAGAAATCCTGATTATTAAAGAGCTCGACATCGTGTCGGTGGTGCGGTGCGTCCTGCTGATGGGGTAAAATTACAAGAAAGTTTGTAAGGTGTAAACAATAAATATTGTAATTCATGATAAAAATTACTCATATACTTGTATTTAAAGGTTATTTATTTTTCATAGAGCCAAAAATCAGCGGGCTTGGTATGCAATATGTGTGTAGGGTTAAAGAAAAAGTTCAGGGGAGCGTTTCGGCGCTGGCAAATGGCGGCAACGGGGCGCGGTGGTTGCCGCTTTTCTGCGGTTAGGTGGTGGATTCAGTACGCGGAAAAGTGTCGGTGATGCTGCTTGATAGACAAAGTGTCGATGAAGGTGATTAATGCGCCAGCGCAGGATGCTATTCGGGCATTATGGAGCAAGTGATAACTTATCGATATCTATGGGGTACTGCGCGAAACGGATTGCGTAAGTAATTGACTTTAAAGCCAGCGTTGGAAATTTGGGATACCGAAAAAATCAGGCACAAAAAACCCGGCTCGGTGGCCGGGTTGAAAGCTATTTCAGAACTAGCCCGTTTAGGGCATCGAGAATTTTAGAAACATAGCTTCCAAATACGTAAGTGCAAAAGGCAAATACTACACTGACTACAACCCCTGTTGCTTTGATTGTAGTTTTCATTGTGATGATGCCAGTTTCAATATTTCCAAGCCTAGATTCTATGGACTCTACGTCTTTTTGCAGCTTGCTTATATCTCTTTGAATGTAACTGACGTCAGACTCAAGCTTTGCTACTCTAACTTCAAGCATATTATCACCTCCGCCTCCGTCGCTTTTCTTAGTGGAGTTGTCGTGACCAGAGCGCTTAGTATCCATTTTTTTTGGTTCAAATCTGATTAGCTCTCCCATCATTCTACCTCAGCCCAAGATTTAGACAATATGAATCGAGTTTCAATCTTGTCTAAAATCTTACCACTCTCAGCTATGACAGAAGCGACAACTGTAAATATGCCGGGTCTATTGGCCTGATGATCTGATGGTCTTAGCCATAAAGTTGAGCTCAAAATGTCCTCTTCTGAGCATGTGAATCTCTCATAATCAGGCTCAAACTCAGATACTTCTTTATTAAGTTCCTCTCCCATATCGTCATAAACATCGAATTTTAAGTCAAACGATGGAGATTCTGGACCGAAAATCAGTGTGCAACCGATATAAAAATCAATATTGTAGGGGTAAGTAGCAACTTCAAACGTCGACTTAATCTCATAATCAGAATGACCTTTTCCGTTTGAAATGCCAGTGCATACTGAAAGAATCTTTACTGTTTCCATATGGGGCCTTGGTATTATTTATCAATTAGAAATTAAAAGTCCTATCTTCTATGGTTCTTCCTGCTGATTCTGTGCTCTATCATCGTGCCGATGATGTTCAACTTGCCTGCATCTGATCGCAACGTAGGGAAGTCATCATTTAGCGGAACCAGCTCGTACACGTCATTCCCATGCATATCAATGCCAGTAGGGCGGTACTTCTTGAAGACTGTTTCGTTCTTCACGTCATCACGTGCAACAACGAAGTCACCAGGCACCGGGTAAACATCCGGGTCTACGATGATGCGATCTCCGGCATTGAACTTAGGTGCCATGGAATCACCTTCAATCACAAGAGCAAACGCGCTTTCTGAGCAATCGTCGTCCATTAACAAATAACTCATCCCGCCGTCGTACCCTCGGATTTCCTGACTCTCTGTCCATAGACCTGCCTGCACATAACTCAGAAGGGGTATCTTCCGCGTTCCAATGTCCGCAGATGAAACGTTTGAGCCCTCGCTACCGCCATGCAGCAACCAGTTTAAATCGCACTTCAAAGCCTTAGCCAATTCAGGCATGTAACGGGGCCTTTTAGTTTTCCCGCTCTCAAGCTGAACAATAGCCTGCTGAGAAGTCCCAACTAAATCGGCAAGTTCAGTTTGGGTAAGGCCAAGCTCACTTCTTTTCGCGTAAACGCGACTTGCGATCGTCATCAAATTACCTCTTGTCGTTACAAGAGATGTTTACAAGAAAAGCTGTATTTGACAAACAAACTAAATTGTATTTAAAATACAAGAAAGTTTGTCAAGGAGGCTATATGCAAACTATCTCTGACCGCCTCAAGCAGAAGCGCTCCGAACTGAACTTAACCCAGTCGGAACTGGCTTTTAAAGCGGGAGTGAAGCAGCAGTCAATTCAGCAGATCGAGGCGGGGGTTACTAAGCGACCGCGCTTCCTCTTCGAGATTGCCAATGCACTTCAGTGTGACCCTGCTTGGTTGCAGTACGGCAATAGCAGCAATCGCGCAGCATAAGCAACACCGCTCTTTAAAACTCTGAACCGCTCTGCCGCTTGTAGAGCACAAATGCGACACCGCAGGGTGATCGCACGTAACTAATTCAACATGGAAATTATACGAAATGGAACACGCAAACCCACGCAAGTCAGGAAGCATTGCGTTTATCGGTCGTCACTTGCTGGCGACAGCACATCAGGCACTGGCCGCAACTCGTCAGTCAGTAGTCGCAAAGTTGCTACAGGTGGCTGACTCGACGATTCTCCGCCGCACCGAGAAATACCCGGAGATCATGGAAACTCTAGCCGCCTGCGGTGTAGAGGATTTCGTGATGTCAGGAGAGAAGAAGATGCCGCTGGAGCACTACCGGCATTTGATTTGGATACAGCTTGAATACTCACGGCTGCAGCTGGAAATGACAAAAGAAAAGCCGCAAGAGAGCGCGAACTCTTTTGCGGCCTGATAGCAATTAGCGATAACTAATAACTGGAGAAAATTATGCCAGGAATACCTGTGTATGTAAACAGTGATAGACCGAGACCAGAAATTGAGATCGTTGCCAAGCCTGTATGCCGTTACAACATTCCGCCCGACTTCAGGCTGGAGGGCTGGGTTTATGCATTAACTAACCCGTCCATGCCAGGGTTAATGAAAATAGGAATGACAACAGGAACACCTGAGCAGAGGGCCAAGGAAATATCTCAAGGCACTGGTGTTCCAACTCCTTTTCAAGTGGCAAGGGCTTATTACTCTCACAATCCCCGAGAAGATGAACAAGCCATGCATGAATACCTTGCTCCCATACGGCTATCACAATCTAGAGAGTTTTTCAGTGCATCTATGTCTGACCTTGAACTAGCTGCTGCTGAGTGTGGCTTGTCGAGTAGGGAAGACCCATTGGAGCAGATTGCAGAAGGTTACGACATTATCTGTTTTAACCGCATGCAAAAGCTGAACCTGGATGATCTTTTTGAAGAGCTTGGAGTGAATATTCTTGGCTGCAAGCTATCTACCGCCGAATCATTGATACGAATGGCTCATCGCCTTGTTAAAAGTCAAAGCGATGAAGGAAATTCCGTGATTTTCCACGGTAACAAAGCAAGGCTTCTCAAGTCTATTTCCCAACAGTCATATGAAACATACCTAAAGGATTGCGCAAAGAAAGAGGCGGAGTCAGGTATATATGGGCCGAGACAGCCGGGAGGATTTTAATGGCGCGCTCAAGAAACATTAAACCCGGGTTTTTCACTAACGACGAACTGGCAGAATGCGACCCCTATGCGCGCCTGCTTTTCGCTGGACTGTGGACTATTGCCGACAAAGAAGGGCGCTTAGATGACCGCCCTAAGAAGATTAAAGCGCTAGTTCTACCATTCGACAATGTCGATTGTGATCTGATGCTCCAGCAGCTTCATGATCGCAATTTCATTACCCGATACTCAGTAGAGGCGAACCAATTCATCCAGATTAACAACTGGAAGAAGCACCAGAACCCTCACTGTAAAGAAGCGGCAAGTGAGATACCAGGACAGGTAAAGGAAGTTGCAGCACCTGAAGAAGCACCAGTGAAGAACTGTGCAATGTCAGTGCAAGGGGATGAATCAGAATTGCAAGTTATTGAAAATAAGGGAGCACCAGAAAAGCATCATGCTAATACAGTGCAAGAACAGGAAGAGAACAATTTAAATCCTGCTGATTCCCTTAACCTGATTCCTGATTCCCTTAACCTGATTCCCTATAACACCCAAGCCGCTGAAGCGACTTGCGAGGATGGCCTTCTTCCTGAAGATCCGATCCCCGACAACGCGCAGGACATGGCAGGACGCTACGCATTCGAAGGCAACATCGTTCGACTGAATCACAAGGACTACGAATCCTGGAAGAAGCTGTTCCCGAATATCGACCTGCAAAGCGAACTTCAACGACTCGATATTGAGTTCACTCACGAAAAGCCAAAGAACTGGTTTAACACTGCCAGCGCCAAACTGAACTACCAGAACAAGCAGGCTGGCAACCGAAGTGCTTGGGGAAGTCAGCGCCGCGTGGCCGGAGTTAGCCAGCCAATGAACTATATCCCGGAGGGCTTTACCGGATGAGCGCATATGACGTAATTAAACGGCTTAAGGCGGCAATGCCTCCCGGTGTGCAGCCGAAGTTTACCACCGCCAACGAATTGATGGCCTGGCATCAGGAGCAGGGGATGATTTCATCGCAGCGAGTCGCTGAGCAGAATCGCCTTTCGCGCCTGCAAGCTGTGCTTGGCCGTTCAGGTATACAGGAGCTTCACCGAACCTGCAGTTTCAAAAATTACAACGCTGAGTTACCGGGCCAGCGCCACGCTCTGAACAAATCACGCGAGTACGCTTCCAACTTCGGCGCCGGATTCGGCGGGTTTATCTTCAGCGGCGGCTGCGGTACAGGGAAGAATCATCTGGCCGCCGCAATCGGGAATCAGCTTCTGGAGCGCGGCAAGTCGGTTCTGGTAGTCACCGTGCCTGACCTCATGATGCGCTTTCGTGAGACATACCAGGATGGCTCTAAGCTGACTGAATCATCGCTGATGAAAGACCTTTGCAGTGTTGACCTCCTGGTGCTTGACGACATTGGCGTGCAGCGCGGCAACAAAAACGAAGAAGTGGTGCTTTTTCAAATTGTCGATAACCGCCTGAGCAATCGCAAGCCTGTCGGAATGCTGACGAATCTGGACGCTAGCGGGCTTACTGAAATGCTGGGAGTTCGCATCATGGATCGCATGACAATGGATGGCGGGATGTGGGTCAACTTCGACTGGTTCAGCTACCGCAAGCAGGTGAAATCATGAGCTTAATTAGCTTAAGGAATATCCGTCAATCTGATTACAGGGTGAAAGAATCTAAAGGAATAGGTGAGGATGAAATCCTGTACAGAGAGGGTGTCGATCATGTTTCCGTGTGGGTAGCCAGAAAAGAATTTGAGAAATGGGCGGTCCTTGAGGGCTACTCTACGGCCAGATATATGGAAGGGTATGACGATATTGAAGTTAATTTCATTTGGCTTGGATGGTTGGCTTGTGCAAATTCCGAGGCCGGGCAGGTGAAATCATGAAACCAACAAAAATAGCCATGGCAGTAAGAGTCGCATTAGCCGATGGCCTTATGTGGGCCGGGCAGCCAGACAGAGGGGGTAAGTGATGAGCGTTACTTTTATTGATGCGGAGCAGAACGGCGACCCGCTACTTAACGGAAAGTACATCTGCTGGATAAATCCTGATTTTGACGTGCCGGCAGCAACTCACATAATTCTAACTTGGATGTTTGGCCAGTGGTCATACCCGGGATCTGACTCGCAGTATCGCGGTGTGATTTATGGATATGCAGGCCCCATACCAACGCTGAAACTGGAGGCATCCTGATGGACTACAGCAAGACACGCATTCACTTCTTTTAGGCTAGGGATGATAATATTGTGATCAACCTACTTTCAGTGCTTCAGGTGCAATCCATGTTTTACAAAATAGTCGATGCAATTTTTGGAACAAAAAAACCTAACTACCAAAGGCCGTATAGTCAGGAGTGGGATGCTGTTCTCAACCTTATAATGGATGAAGGTGAATTTATTGAGGTGAATAATTACTGCGCGGAATTCCTTTTAAATGAGACGAACTACTCAATTTGGTCGAGTAATTACCCATATGGTTTCGGCTATGCCTACCATATTAATGGGGAAGCAGTTCCCCACTCTCTTCAATACAGGCCCAAAGATTCAACGATGAGGAAGTTGAAAGCACTCGTCGACCACAAAGAAAAGATTGATGAAGAACGCACCCACAAATGGATGGAAAAGTATATTTATGGGAAAGATTGATGATGCAGTTACATACGGAAAAATCTCAGGGCTGCTGATTATCGCAGCCCTTATTTTTTGGCGCTGGGCGGGGAGGAGGGGCTGATGGATAAGATGAATTACGCGGATTGGATGACCGCAGTTTTAACTGCAATCGCATACCTGTGGATAGTCAAAAATTCCTGCACATGGCTTCTGAAGGTGGCTGCGAGGGAGTGGTCGAATCGACGAGAGAAGGACCGCAGGCAGCGAGCTGTCAATGAGCTTTATGACTCTTTCAACCTCGACACACTGGAGCCAGGCAGCACAATGCGCATCACTACTAGGGGCAATCTAGTGCTGGCGATGTATCGGGCGGAGACGAAAGAATGACAGCAGAAATCATCCCATTCAAACCGAAGCACCAACCGCTAATAGATTCACGAAAGGCGCTGCTAGTAGCGCTGTCGATGATTCGCAGTGGCGGCCACAGCGAGCAGGCTATTGACCTGTTAATCAGCGCTGCAGCTGACAATCTCTATGACTACGTGGAGACACTCGAAGGGAGGTAACAGTGAACAAACAGAGCTATTTTCTCGTCGACATGTTGCGGCGAAACAACTGCACCGAATTCATCCGAAGCCTACCAGTAAGCCCCGAATCACCCCTTGTAGTAACCATCCAGGAACGAACCCGCAGCTTAGACCAAAACGCCAAACTTTGGGCATGCCTTAACGACATCTCAGAGCAGGTCAATTGGCACGGCCGCACGCTGACCAGCGAAGAGTGGAAACACGTTTTCACCGCCGCACTGAAGAAGCAGGACGTTGTTCCGGGTATCGACGGTGGATTCGTGGTGCTGGGTCAGTCAACAAGCAAAATGCGCGTCAGCGAGATGCGCGACCTCATTGAGTTAATCAGTGCGTTTGGTGCAGAGCATAGCGTGACCTTTGGTGACGATGCCGCGCTGGCGATGCGATGGGCCAAACAGTACGGGAGAGCAGCATGAGCAAAATGCAGATAGCAATCATCGACCAGTTATCAACTGGTAAGTGGATGACATCGAACGAGATAGCCGAGCTGGCCGGGCTACCCAGGCCATACACACGAGTGACTCTGGCAACAATGACCAGGGACGGGTTAATCATCAAGAAAGACGATCCGGAAAGGCTTGGTAAGGTGCTCTACAAAAAGACGGATTTGCCGTGCGGATTCGGTGTGAGCCAGGCGATGGCAGCATTCGACAAATGCCTGCGTGAGGTGCGCCAATGAGCCGGCAGAGAGTTTCCGCAACACAGCGAGCGATCGACTCACTGATATTCACTCCCACCGCAAGAAGCCGCAGCAAGCGAAAGTTGGTACCGCCAGCGAGCCGGGTAACCACCTACGACTATGTGTACATGCTTCTCCGTGCGAAGTTCGATCGAATGAGGAGGGCGCGATGACAGAACCATCTGACCGGGCCTGTGCTGATTGCGGCATGGCGATGAGCGATGACGAGACTTGGGTTTGTGAAGACTGTGATTCGCTCTACATGATGATTGGCTATGAAGTTATCGAAAGTGTTAGGAGGGAGGATGGCGACAGTCATCGAGAAACCGAAAACCCGTAAGCCAAAGAAATGCCACATCTGCACCAATGAATTCCTTCCCTGGTCATCCACTCAAAAAGTCTGCTCCCCGAAATGTGCTGTCATCCACGGAAAGGAAGTGGAGTGCATGAAAGTTAAGTGCGAAATTCGCAAGCAGGAGAAGCTACAGCGCGATGATTTGCGTGAGCGAAGGGAAAAACTAAAGGGTATTGCAGAGTGGCAGAAAGAGGCTCAGGCGGCGTTTAATCGCTACATCCGATGGCGTGATTATTACAAGCCCTGCGTGAGTTGCGGCGGGACACTTCAGCACCGGGGGAGTTACACAACCGGCAGTGCAGTCGATGCCAGTCACTTCAGGTCACGCGGCGCAGCATCACATCTCAAATTCAACGTGTTCAACGTCAACTCATCATGTACCCGGTGCAACAGGCAATTAAGCGGCAATGCCGTGGAATATCGGATCCGGCTCATAGAACGAATCGGCATCACTCTGGTAGAGCGCATTGAGTCCGACAACACACCGCGAAAATTCACCATCGATTACCTGAAGCGTGTGAAAGCAATATTCACGCGGCGGGCCCGTCATTACGAAAAGCTGCGTAAGCGGCAAATGGAGTGTGCAGCATGAGCGAATATCTAAGGCAAAAATGGCTCCTTCTCAGAATGTACCGCACCAAATCATCCTTCCAGTTCGACTATCGGATTTTGCAAAACTTCAGCCATATCATGAGGAAGGCCACATGACATGGTTAACCCGAATACTCAGCCACTTCAAGCCAGTCACTCCAACCATCCAGCCAACTCACACCCAGTCATGGACAGTTACTCCAAAGGGGAAGAAGCGATGAGAATCGAACGTGACTATCAGCTGGTAGTTCGCCTGGCCGATGTTCGCACCGCTGCAGACATGCGTCGTCTCTTCGGTACCGGATGGAAGACGATAAACCGATCGCAACAGGCATGGATTCGCCACCTGCTAACCGTATGGGGTGACCACCTATCCGGAGATGAGTACGAGCGCGGGCAGGTTAACGTAATAGGGCGCCTGATGATGCGCTGTGAATGGAGCGAGCAGAAAGCCAAACAGATAGAGAGGGTAGTAACAGAGCTTCACTGTGAGGGCTACAGAGGGGAGGAATTGATGCGAAAAGCTCGCGATATTCTGGTTCCGCAATCATCCGCAAGCAACATCATCGCTCTCGCCAAAGAATCAGATGATGCTGCTTTCATGGAATCAGTAATCGTAAAGACGTTTGGCAGAGACAATCCCATCCGCTCTGTAGCCAGATTACGATACTGCAAGTGCAAGAGCGCGCAAAACGTTGCTCAGAGTCTTACTTACTTCACCGGGATTACGGCAAAAGAGGCCAGAAACAGAATGGAATGGGCGCAGGATATTCTTGAAGGAGAATTGTTTTATGCCGTTAAGCGCGAACAGGAGAAAGAAATTACTGCATTAGTTGCATAATAGCACGAATTGCTAAAGACAAAGGGCAATAAACCTGGCACATTGCAGCTATGCTCGGGAAGCAAAGCGAACTGAGCGCGGTGGTGACGAGGAAATAAGTAAACGGCGGATATAAGCCCTCTGGCATTCAGCTGAAGCATCACCGTAAGAAGCCCTGGTTAATCGCCGGGGCTTTTTTGTTTTCAAAACAGCATATAGCTTCACTGGCCAGAAAAGAGTTAATATATTTTATAATTCTCCATGGCTCAGAGGGATTCTATGTGAAAACTTTGGAAAAGAACGGGTTAACTATCAATGTATATTCTTCTGGGCAAATCGAGATTCCGGAAAGAGAGATAACCCAGATGGGTAAAAACTCTGAATATGTAAGAAAAATCCCCACCGTAACACTAACCCCAGTATCGAATGGGAAAGCAGGATACTTTCAAGTAAAAGTATGCAACAAGCGGGTAGAAGCAAGGTATTACGTTCACAGGCTGGTATGGGAAGCTTTTTTTGGCCCTATAGCAGAGGGTTACGAGATAGACCATATCGATGAAGATAAATCTAATAATGCGCTTGAAAATCTCACTATTGTTACCCGCAAGCAAAACATGGAAAAAATGAGGGCAAGCAAACCTCATGTCATAAAAAACCTATGGCAAAACAAATAGTTTACAAAATATTCTTTGGTCGAATAAATTTCTAATCTCGCCCAACAGCGGCCTCTTTCTTTTGCGCCCCCGAATAAATCATACCCTCAACCTGACATAAGTCGGTGCGGCGCACTTTAAACAAAAAATCCGCTCAATGGCGGATTCTTCGGTTAGCTACCTCACGGCACAAGGCGGGCTCATCTCTAGACAAGGTGAAGCATATCCGGACTTGTTCAGCTTATCTTCTAGACAATTCCTATTTGGACAAGTCCCCTTAATACGGGGGGTGGAAATTGAAAATCATGCCAGACAAAATCGCATCAGGCGCCAGCTACTGCGTGTCCGGTACTCTTGTGTGCGGAGGTGGCGTGTCGCAATGGATACATAACCTCGACTGGAATCAAATCGCAATCATCAGTGGCGTGGTAATCGGTATTGCCACCTTCCTGGTGAATCTCTACTACAAGAACCGACAGACCCGCGCATATGAAGCCGCATTAAATCGCGGACTCGTACAAAGCCCACCACAGGACCAGTAACCATGGCTACATCGACTGCCCTACGCAACAAAATCATTGCTGCCATGGGTGGCGGTGCTATTGCCATTGCTGCTGCCGTCATTCCTTCACTGGAAGGCGTGGAGCATAAGCCCTATCAGGATGTCGTCGGCGTGTGGACTGTTTGCTACGGACACACCGGGGCCGACATAATCAAAAGAAAAACCTACACCGGGGCCGAGTGCCAGGCATTGCTGAATAAAGACCTGCGAAAGGTTGCCAATCAGATTGACCCTTTAATTAAGCGTCCGATACCCGATACCACGCGAGCGGCTCTCAACTCGTTTGCATATAACGTCGGCGCCGGAGCATTCCGCCAGTCAACCCTGCTGAAGAAAATCAATGCAGGCGACACGGTCGGCGCATGCAACGAGCTGCGCCGCTGGACCTACGCAGGCGGTAAGCAGTGGAAAGGCCTGATGAACCGGCGCGAGATTGAGCGCGATGTTTGCCTCTGGAGTCAGAAATGAATTCCCGAGCCTGGATGATTATCGCCGTGGAGTTCCTGGCTGCAGTTGTTGTGGTGCTCGTCCTGTCATCTCAGCTCACAAAGCAAAAGGCCCGGGCTGACAGTGCCGAGTCTCTCGCAAAGCAGCGGCAGGAAACTATTAATGATATGCAGACGCGCCAGCGTGATGTTGCTGCACTGGATGCGAAATACACAGGAGAACTCGCAGATGCTAAAGCCAGTATCGATCAGCTTGAGTCTGATGTTGCTGCTGGCCGCATGCGGTTGCAGCTCAACGCCAAGTGTCCAGCAGGTAGCACCGCCACCTCCAGCGGCCTGGGCGATGCTACCGGCCCCCGACTTAATGACGCCGCTGAACGGGATTATTGGCGTCTCAGAGCTGGAATCGAAACAGTGACCGGGCAGGTGAGTTACTTGCAGCAGTACATTCGTGAGCAATGTCGTTTCAGGCTACAGTAAAAGCATAAGTTTTGTTGCTCAAAAGTGATTTCGAAATTATTCTTGCGATACTACAACACGCGAGAAAAATTAGAATGACAAATGATTTTGCCATGGGGCAGGAAATTGAACGCTTTAGTATCTCTTATGATGCCAACGATGATGAGTTAGCAGTGCACCAGATGGATGCACTGGCGTTGGGGGATGCCATCAGGCAGATGGCATTAATGGTTAAGCAAGCAGACCAAGTGTTGAACGAAGGCCAAGAAACCGTTGATCTTCGGGTAACAGTTCCAGCGGAAGAAGGTTCATTCATCGTTGAATTTGCATTGTTTACTTTAGCTAATGCTAAAGCCATTTTGCCTGTTCTAGGGTTTAGTGCTGCCGGAGGAGGAGCTTTAGCAATTGCCCAGCGATTGAAAAGCAACCGTGTTGTTAATGTCCATACCTCAGACGGTAGTGATGATGCTACAATCATCTATGAAGAAGCAGGAGAATTGAAATCTATAATCTGCCCCAAGGATGAGGCTCAACTTGCTACCGATGCTGTAATACGTAGGGCTTACAGCGAGATCATAACTCAACCATTAGCCAACAAAGATTCTCCAAAGTTCAAGGTGAATGTTGAAGGTCATGAAATTCTAAGGATTACTGGGGAAGATACTCAAGAGTTCACTCCTTTACCCAGACAGTCATTGTCAGAAGAACATGTTGAAGTTAGTGATGCTACAGTCGCATTGACCCAAGTTAATTTCACATCTGTAACTGGATGGAAGATGCGTTACTTTGATGAAGAACGCGCTGTTCGTATGGAAGACGCGGCCTTCATGGATGCAGTTTTGAACAATCAACGTGGCTTTGTTAAGGGGGATTTGTTCACTGTCCGGCTGCGAATCACTACAGTAGAAAAGCCAAATGCGTCAACAAGAACTTCTTATGCCATTGAAGAGGTTTATCGCCATCTTGCTGACGAAAATCGCCGACTCACTTAAGGGGTATCTATGAGTATTGATCTTGTACATGCTTTCTTTGCTGTGTGCTGGATCGCTATTGCTGCTTTCACTGGGTTGTTTACGTATGCTTTGTTCAGATGGTCGATCGCCCTGATATGGCCCGTAAAAACAATTAAAGTTAATTATTTTCATAATGGGCAATTAGTTGAAAGCAAAATCATTGATCTGACAAGCCAAGAGCCATTAGTGAGGCAGTTAAAAAGATTAGGTGGAGGCAATCATTGTGAGTGACAAACCTTTACCCAGTGCTGGTATCGGGTCTGGCACGGCCCTTACTACAATATTGACAGGGATACTTTCAAGCATTTACTCATTAGTTCCTCCGCACTATCAGGAGGTCTTTAAGAACAGTATCCCGTGGCTTTGCCCTCTAATCGCATTTTTAATACTTGGTATTTATAATCGTTTAATTGAACCACCAGGCTTAGCTGGTGTTAGACGGAAGTACCAAAAAGATGCTAAGCACTTAAAAAAAATGAGAAAAGATAAAAGCTTGTCTGAAGCGCAGCGTAAAATTTTTGACGATGAATATATACAAACACAGCTTCAGATCGGACGACTAGGTCGCGATTACTCAGATGGTAAATTGCAAATTGCAAATTAGTAATTTTCGATAATTCAAAAAAACGCCCGAGTTAAGTGGGTGCTTTCTTATTGTCATCACAAAGGCCCATTTTCGAGTGGGCCTGATGATGGTCTCTCCAAAAAGGGATAACGGTTAGCCACGCTGTGAAGCGCTGCGAAGCTGGTATAGAATTAATTCGTAAGGTGCGCGAGATGGCTTAGCGAAAGCTTCGACGGGACAAAGCGTGACACTAGCTAAATCGAGCAGTGGTGCCGTGACCTATACTGCAAGAACGTGGGTTCGAATCCCACCCTGACAGACTAACCGCCTCCGGGCGGTTTTTTAATGCCCGGAGATGCCATGCCCGACACCTACCACATCACAGTAACCACTAAGTCAGGTGAAACCCACACAGGACTGATGAACCGATCACAGCCTGAAATGGTTAACGGGTTCATAGGTGTTGCTCGGGAAGATGGCGCTTGGGTATACCTCGCGCCGGACGACGTGCTCAAGATGGAGTACGTGCCGGGTACCGAAGAAGAAGCCAATTAACGACCTCCTGCACAATAGGTCTGTACGCGATAGCCAAACTAATCAAAGCTAATTTCATTTCTAATTCCACAGAATTCTCCACAAGGTTGTGTTAACGATTAACGGATGCGGAAAACTTTCCGCTCCTATTGTAGTCGTTAACTCCTGTGGTGGATTTTGTCTCCTGTAGTAGACAAGGACTCACATGGCACTCACAGAAAAGCAGGAAGCCTTCTGCCGCGAGTACCTCTTAGACCTCAATGCCAAGCAATCGGCCATTCGAGCAGGGTACAGCGAGAAGACGGCCGAGCAGCAGGCATATCAACTACTTCAGAAAACTTCAGTTCAAGAACGCATTGCTGAGCTTCAAGCTGCAAGAAATACCCGCGTCGAGGTAAACGCAGATTACGTGCTTCGTCGCCTGGTTGAGATTGACAAGATGGACGTGCTCGACATCCTCCTTGCCAATGGCGAGCTGAAGCCGATTAAGGATTGGCCTAAAACGTGGCGCACCACGCTATCCGGTATGGATGTAACCGAGATGGCAGGGGAAGCGGCTGGACTGCTGAAGAAAATAAAATGGCCGGACAAGGTGAAGAACCTTGAGCTGCTTGGCAAGCACATCAGTGTGCAGGCGTTTAAAGAGCAAATTGACCAGAAGGTCACCGCAACGCACAACATCATGCCTGTACCGTCATGCAGCAGCGCTGAAGAGTGGGAGGCGGCCGCACAGCAACAGCAGAGCGAGGTATTAGGCAAATGAGCTACAACGTAGTTTGGAAGCCTTTACCCGGATCACAATCTCTGGCTCTGAGCTGCCCATGCGATGAAATTCTTTTTGAAGGCACTCGCGGGCCGGGGAAGACAGCGGCACAGCTTGCCCGCTTCCGGCGACTGGTAGGGTTAGGTTACGGCACGTTCTGGCGCGGCATCATATTCGACACTGAATATAAAAACCTCGCAGATATCATCACTCAGTCAAAGCGTATGTATCGGCTTTTCGGTGATGGAGCCAGATTCCTTAACTCAGCATCTGAACTGAGATGGGTATGGCCTACAGGTGAGGAGCTGCTTTTCCGCTTCGGGAAAGAGGCTGATGACTATTGGGATTACCATGGTCAGGAATTCCCGTTCATCGGCTTCAACGAGCTGACCAAACAGCCTAATGCTGACTTTTACGAATCGATGTTCTCTTGTCGCCGATCTTCATTCAGGCCGCAGGATTACCCTCGTGATGACGGCTCGCTTTTACCAAGCATCCCGCTAGAGACATTCAACACCACTAACCCATTTGGTATCGGGCATACCTGGGTGAAGAAGCGATTTATTGCCCCGGCACCGCGTGGAACCATTATCCGCGAAAAGCAGATGGTGCCTAACCCGCAGACTCAGCAGGAAGAAGAGATAACGCTGACTCGCGTAGCAATACATGGCTCATTCAAAGAGAACCCATATCTCGACCCTGTGTACATCGCAACTCTGATGAGCATCAAAGACCCGAATAAGCGTAAAGCATGGGTTGAAGGTTCCTGGGATGTAACCAGCGGAGGGCGATTCGACCACCTGTGGAACGAGTCACTTCACGTTATCAAGCCATTCACCATCCCTGAGACCTGGACGGTTGACCGTTCCCATGACTGGGGTGAGTCAAAACCATTCTCTAATCTGTGGTGGGCGCAGTCTGACGGCACAGAAGCAACGCTGCCAGATGGTGGCAAGTTCTGCCCGCCTGCCGGGTCACTGGTGCTTATTGGTGAGTGGTACGGATGCCCACCTGACGAGCTCAACAAGGGCCTCAATATGTCATCCACTAACGTCGCGAAGGGCGTTGCGTGGATTGATAAGCGGCTAGCGGGCGAAGAGTGTGAGGAGCCTGAAGAAACGAAGCAGAAGGGCCAGATGCATATTATGCCCGGCATCTGCAAAGAGGTAGTCCCGGGGCCTGCTGACAGCGCCATTTACAACACTGCTGACAATGAGCTGTCCATCGGTCAGAAGATGGAGAAGCAGGGCGTTAAGTGGGTTGAGTCGAACAAAAAGCCCGGATCCCGAATTAACGGCGCATCACTGTTCGCTGACATGCTAGAGGCGGTCATCGAAGGCAAGAAGACAGAGAGCGGTATCCCTGAAAAGCCAGCCCTCTACGTTTTCAATTACTGCCGTGGATGGATAAGTCGCGTCCCCGTGCTGGTACGTGATGAAAAAAAACCTGATGACGTGGACACCACACAGGAAGACCACGACTGGGATGCCACCCGATACCGCGTACTGCATTCGCCGAAGAAAACAGGCGCAATCTTCTTCTAAGGAGCACCAGTGAGTGATTTAACAACCGGGGAGCAATTCCTCGTTAATGCCCTTGCTGATGCTGTGGGCCGCCAGCGCATGCTGTACGCAGGCATGAATGGCAACACGAAACGCACGAAGCTGTGGGATGAGTTTGGTTATCCAGAAACACTTACCTTCGATAACTTCTATCGCCAGTACCGCCGTGGCTCAGCAGGTTTTGCAGCAGTCCATAAGCTGCTTGACTCATGTTGGACTGACAAGCCGACGATAATTGACGGCGAAGAAGGCAGAGAGGCCACTCAGACAACAGACTGGGAAAAAGCAGTCACTAAGCTCATGAAAAAGCATTGGGCAAAGATAGAGGATGCAGATCGCCGCAATATGGTTGGCCGATATTCAGCCTTGCTCATACAGGTAAAAGACAACCGTGACTGGAAAGAGCCTGTAGATATCAATCTGGTTCAGCGGCTTGGCACAAAGGCGCTGGTCAAGCTGATACCAGCATGGGAAAAGCAGATTGAGCCGGGTAATACAGACACTGACACATGGTCAGAAAACTACGGCCAACCCGTCATGTACCATTTCAACGAGCAGCCTGTAGGCGATGAAAGGTCTTCAGGAACTCCGAGGGCTGTTAGCGTCCATCCAGACCGCATTATTCTGCTATGCGAAGGGTCTGAAGATGAAAACGCATTATCTGGCATCCCGCTTCTTGAGGCTGGATTTAACGATCTGCTTGATATCGAAAAGACAAAAGGCGGTAGTGCTGAAGGGTTCCTGAAAAACGCCAGCAGACAACTTGCCACAGAATTTGATGCGCAGACTGACATGGCGACCATTGCAAAAATGGCTAAAGAGGCAGGATACGAAAGCCTTGGCGACGCAATGAACGATAAGGTTCGCAAGCTTAACAGCGGCATAGACTCGGCGCTGGTTACTCAATCAGGAAAGACGAGCGTGCTATCGGTTGCTGCTGCTGACCCGACGCCTACCTGGACGGTTTCAGCAAACCAGTTCTGCGCGACGATTCAATGCCCGTTCAACATTTTATTCGGTAAGCAAACGGGGAACCTGGCATCCGAAGAAGACAAAACGGCGTGGGCGAACCGGTGCAACAAAAGGCGCTGGGGATTCATGACAGATGTCATAACGAGAGTTATCGAGCGTTTCTGGACACTCGGTATCATCGAGCCTCCATCATCAGGTGAAATTAGCCTGGCGTGGTCTGATTTGCTCGCTCCAAGCGAGAAAGAGAAGATCGCAAATATGGCGACCCTGGCCGATGTGGCTCAGAAAACTCAGCAAGCCTTCGGTACATCAGCCATTGATGCTAACGAGATTCGCGCAGTGGGCGAGCTTGAACCGATGAAAGAGCCGGACATTCCCGACCCAAATAAGAAGCTTACCGACGAGGATCCGCTGACAGATGACGACACCAGCGCCAACCCGAATCGGGACGCCAATCGTACCGCGCAATAAAGCTGACCCCACGCAATCATCACGGCAGGTGGGACGGATGTATCGGGACATAGAGTCTCGCTATCTGGGCATCAAGCGGAACCTGAAGTTGCTATTCGACCAGCGCCTCTCCGGGCGGGAGCGTGAAGCCAACAGCGAGCGTGGATTCATCCTCTGCAACAACGCGGATGGCCCGGCAACGCTATATCAGGTTAACGCTGGCACTTATATCTACGATATGACAGCGGCGCAACTTGCCGATCTGTTGCAGCGTGTACAGCTTATTCTGGATGATGCCCTGCTCGATGGTGGCAGCCAGAACCTGTGGGCGCTGGATTACGTGGCAGCAGAGTACGAACGCGGTACGCATCAGGCATTCACCAATCTATCGGTTCAGTCTCCAGTGTATGCACAGCAGACCACGCTGGCGCAGCTTCTGAGCGCTCCCGCCTATCAAAACCAGATTGCAGCGGCTTATGTCTCCACATACAGCGAATGGAAAGGCATCAGCGATGCTGCCCGCGCCGACCTGGCTAACGTGATATCCGATGCTATTGGCCGAGGCATCAACCCACGCGAGACGGCGCAAATCATCAGCAAGCGTCTCGATGTGAGTATGTCGCAGGCTAAGAACATTGCACAGACTGAACAGGTAGGTGCATTGCGTGAGGCACAATGGAGCGAGACTGACTGGGCTGCTGATAGGCTTGGTCTAAATACTGGACTGCTTCACTTATCGGCGTTGAAACCCACCACTCGACAGACTCACGCTTTATGGCATGGCAAAGTAAGGACTACGCAAGAGGTCCGCGACTGGTATGCGGTAGATGGTAATAGATTTCACTGCTACTGCAGCCAGATTCCGGTGATGCTTAACTACGACGGCAGCATCTTCAATGAGGGGCTGGCGGATAAGTTGATGAAAGAACGTAAACTATGGACACTAGTTGACGATAATGAGTGATACAAAATCGTCAGATAGGTGCAGATAGTGAAAAGAGAAGACTCCTCCAACTACGTTTATCATTGGATCAAAACTGATACAGAAAGCGATGATCCGGATGTGCTTTTTCCCGCAGCTTTCGATGTTATCAAAAGCATCATTCATGATGGTGTAATCAGAGGAAGCGATAAATTCATCATCGGGAAAGATAAATGCGTTTGCTTCACTGAATCACCTCGAAACTTCATTGTTAGTGACGTTTCAAGATATCAACCATTCGGATTTGGATTTTCAAAGAAAAGAATATTTGAAATGGGAGGGAGGCCTGTAATTTACCAACCATCTAGTGAACTTCCATTAATCGATAAATCAATAAGATGGAGACACGTCCAGTACGACCCAGTGACAGAAACCACCACCAATAAATTGGGTGTGGATTTTACATGGGAAAGGGAATGGCGGCTCAAGGCGGATGAAATTGATATTCTCGAATGCGTCGAGATTGTAGTTCCAAGTCAGAAGTATGCAAAAGCCATTAACGATTGGATTGATGCAGGAATAGACTTCACTATGTGGCGAAATGATGTTTCATATGGATACCCAGTGCCAGATGAACCTTACATTTCTTACGACGAAAGATTCAGAAGCATCATTCTCACACTTGCTGATGAAATTTAAAATTGTCCTCTGAAAGGAGGCTGTTATTGCGGCGTAACTTAATCGGTAGAGTAACGCATCAACGCGACCCTTGGGTCGTGCTCGGTACGGCATGATGTTGACGCCTGACGAGAGTGCTGGTTCGAGTCCAGCAGCCGCAACCCATTGCAGGCCCAGCCATAGCGCTGGGTTTTTTATTGCCTGAAATCTACCAAAGAGGACACAGCATGTCACGCATCTGCGTAAACGTGCTGTCGGTCATCAACTCCGCTTCAAACATCACATCAGAAACAATCGATGGCGCTGAGCACATCGTCGTGAAGGACGTCTGTCCGGTTATCGACGATATCGTGCTCAATGGCGGACTGTACCCGGCAGACGAAATAGCAAAGGGCTTTAAGAGCCTCGAAGGCAAGCCCATGCCGTATGGGCATCCAAAGATTGAGGGCCAGTATGTCAGCGCGAGTAATGTTCGTGCTGTGAATGAGTTTCACATCGGTGCCTTTGCCCGCAACGTCCGTAAAGATGCTGATCGCGTTCTGATGGACATGTGCATTAACCGCCGATATGCCGAGGCAACAGACAAAGGAAAAGAGGTTGTTAATCGCCTGGACGACATGAAGGCTGGCAAGGAAGTTGAGCCGATTGGTGTATCAACTGGTCTCGGCCTGAATAAAGCCGCTGGCACCGGAACATCCAAGGGTAAAAAGTACAACTGGATTGCTACCAACCAGGATTACGACCACTGCGCAATCCTGCTGCACGAAACCCCGGCTGGAACCCCCCAAGAAGGCGTTGGAATCTTCGTTAATGCCCAGGGTGATCAGATGGAGATTCAGACCGCTAACCTTGCTGATGCTTCCGACCTGACCAAAGAAGGCCTGCTGAATAAAGCGAAGTTCTTCTTCACAAACGCCTCAAATTACTCCTTCGACGATATCCAGAGCGCTCTATCTCGCAAGCTGCGCGATGGCAAGCCTGATGATTACTACGCATGGCCCGACTCTGTTTGGCCTGACCGGTTCATCTATCGCGAAGAAACCAAGACATACCAACAGAAGTACCTGATCAACGATGACGGCACCGCTGAATTCGTCGGAGATCGCCAAGAAGTCGTGCGCAAACCCACTGAGTACGAAATTAAAACCAACGGAGAAAATAATCCGATGAAAGACCTGATCGTAAACGCGCTTAAAGCTGCTGGTAAGCCGACTGATGGCAAAACCGATGCGGAGCTGATGGACGCATATAACCAGATGGCAGCCGAAAAGGCCGCTGATAAATCCGAGACTCCTGAGCAGAAAGCCGCCCGCGAGAAGAAAGAAGCGGATGACAAGAAAGCTAAAGAAACGGCAGCCAACGCAGAAGAAATGCCAGCGTGGGCGAAGTTGCTCACAGAGCAGGTATCGGCCCTTAACAGCCAGTTCACCGCCAGCTCTGACAAAGAGAAGGGCGAAAAGCGTGCTGCCGTTAAAGCTAAATTCGGCATGACCGATGTCGCCGTGAACGCGCTGAACGATGAACCTCTGAATGAACTCTTCGCTCAATGCCAGACCTCCACTGGCCTGAACGGTGCATTCCGTCAGGCCGCTATCAACCAATCAGTCAGCGAAATGCCGGAGTAAATAATGGCTAAAGATGGAAAGCACGTAATCCACGCGGGCGGCGTATTCCCTAACCCACTGCTCAATCGTGAAGGTGCAGCCGCAGCTGCAACCAAGCCTGGAACGATCGGTTTCTTTGATGCGGGCAAGTTCACTGCATCAGTTGCAGGTAACGAGCAGGCAATCCTGTACGTAGCAAATTACGACTATCTGCGCTGCCTGACCGTGGATGACAACATCCCGGCTGGAGAGTTGGTGGTTGGCATCCAGCCAATGCAGGGGATGTTCCTCAACGTACGCGCGGCAGCGGGCACCTATAGAAAGGGTCAGCCTCTGTCAATTGTGAATGGGCAAGTCAAGGCGCAAGCCGGTGATGAGTCAATTCGTTGCTATGTCGAAGAAGACAAAGCTTATACCGCTGCTGCAGGTGACCTGCTGCGCGTTGTGATTAAGTAAGGAGCACCTGAATGTTTGTATTTTCCCGATCTTTGGGCGAGCGCACTGGCAACCTTGAGGTTAACCAGTCCCAGTTCGCCGAGCTTCAAATGGCACGTAACGAAGGCATGCAGGCCGCTGCAGATTTCATTGGTCGTGTTCGCGGCATCCGTGAGGACTCGGGCCGAGTGGAAGCAGTGAACGCAGTTGATGATATCCGCCGCCTGTATCGCGCTTTCGACACCACTGTACTTGCTCAGTTCGAGCCAACCACTCAGTTCACGCTGCTGAACGATCTGATGCCGCTGTCTCGCTCTGTTCGTATCGAGCAGTCACGGTATGACTATGCACGCACTGGCGGCCGTGGATGGGCACACACTTCCATGTCAGGCCAGATCGGTGCCGCATTGGATGCTAAGAGCTACACATTCGACGGCACCATGGTTCCGGTACATGACTCGGGCTTCAAGTTCACCTGGCGTGACCCGATCTTTAACAGCCCATCAGCACTGCAGTCTCAGGCTGATGCACAGCGCGGTTCTGTCGAAGACGTACAGCGCCAATACGTTGATTACATGTTCAACGGCTTCCGAGATTCAGAAGGCAACTACGTTAAGTTTGATGGCCTGACCTGGAAAGGCCTGAAGGCTGACGAACGTGTTGCTCAGGTGACGCTGACCTTTAACTTCGCAACAAGCACCGACCCGGTAGCGCTTCGTACTAACGCTATCGCACTGCGTGACGTGGTTCGCGTGACCAACAGCCAGTACGCGCCTCAGACCTGGTATGTTTCAGCTGAAATTATGTCGAACCTTGAGCGCTATTTCGATGTGAATGCAACCCGCACGGTGATGGAAGAAATTCTGAAGCTGTCTGGTATCGCAGGCATCAAAGAAGACGCTCAACTCTCAGGAAACGAAATACTTATCGTGCCACTGACTGCGGGTGTAATTGCCCCAATCGTCGGCCAGGCGATCGGTACTGTTGCTGACCCGCGCCAGTTCTATAACAGCGACTACATCTGGCGCACGTGGGGTGCGATGGGCCTGATGGTTAAGCAGGACATCAACAACAAATACTCCGTAATCCACGCTTCCAGCTAAGGAAAAAACATGGCACTCGTAAAAGTATTAGCAGCAAATATCTTTGCCGGTGCCAGCTTCCAGAAACTGGAGGCTGGGCAGGTTTATGACGTTGATGATGCGGTCGCTGAGAAGTGGATCGCGACTGGAAAAGCTGAGAAAACCAGCGAGAAGAAAGGCGAGAAGCTTACCTTCGAAGTGGCTACACCATCTGCGCCAGTTAGCACCGAAACATCTTTGCTGCAGTCGAAACTGGATGAAGCGCTTGAGCAGCTAAGGGCAGCCCATGAATCAGCAGTAGCGAAAGAAAAAGAGCACGCCGATGCACTGGATGCCGAGAAGAAACGCGCTGACGATGCGGAAGCGGCTCTGTTAGCAGCAAACAAAAAGGATAAGTAACCATGGCAGTGCAGATAACGGCAGCGCAGGTTAAACAGCAGTTATCTGCGCTGGGTTACGCCGTCCCGGATTTCATGATTGATGCCTACCTTTGCAAGCTGGGCAGCATAAGCATGTGCCTGGAGGCGGCTGGCTACGATGAGTGCGATATGGTTTTGATTCAGGTGTACGCCGTGACGTTGATGGCGATAACCGCATTCAACCAGCGCATCAAATCACAGTCAGCGCCTTCAGGGGCGTCTCGATCTTTCGATTACAGCGGTGATGTGAAGACTATGCGAAACACTCTCGCTGCGCTGGATACGTTTGGATGCACCTCATCATTACCGATTGATGTCGGTAGCAGCGTGGGATTCTTCGACGTCGTGGGTGGCTGCTGATGGACATACCAACATCATTGCGCCTGCCTAGAAAATTCCAGCGCGTGTGGGTGAAGACCGATAGCGGGAAGGAAACTACCGGCTATGTGAACGCAGCGGGGGAGTGGCGCATTAACTGCCCGCGTATTGCTGCTGAGAATCCCACTGTAATCAGCTGGAGGGAATGACATGTCATCTTTAGCTAACTGGTCATACACGGCGCAGGCGACCATCTGGAAGCCTTTGGGGTTGGATGAGTACGGCGATTCTCTTGGCTGGTCTGAACCACTGGTGATTGCCTGCGATTATCAGGGTGGACTGAGCAAGCGGTTAGGGGCCATAGGCGGCGAGAAGGTAGTCAAGAACACCATATGGACCGAGTACACACTGGCAGATGCCGGTGATTACATCCTGATTGGTGCGTCGAGCAACCCTGACCCGATAGCAGCAGGCGCCGATGAGGTGATGCAGGCCATTCGCTATGCAGACACCTTCGAGCGAACTGCTGACGACTTCGCAATCCTGACAGGAGTCTGATATGGGCGTGAAAGTTAAGGGCATCCGTCAAGCTCAGCAGAACCTCAATCGTCTGGTGGGTGATATTCAGGGCCGTAAAGCGGTGAGGGCACTGCAAAGCGCTCTGATTATCGGCTCATCTCAAGCTGCGCTATACACGCCTATCGACACATCAACGTTAATCAACAGCCAGTATCGCGAGCTAGATATCAAAGGTACACGGCTTACCGGGAGAGTGGGCTACTCGGCTAACTATGCGGTTTATGTTCACGACCCCAATGTGCCGCAGACCTTCCGCCGGGCTACGGCGCAAAAAGAGTTCCTGACAAAGGGATTCGAAGATACTCGCGAGCTGATTGACCGCACTATTAAAAAGGAGATGTCACTGTGACCCCTCCAATGCACAAGCGCGTGCTGAACTACTTCAATGATGCAGCACTTACTACCGGCTATCTCCCTCAGCTTCTTGTGTGGAATGACACAGGAAAGCTTACCGATAGCTTCATGGTTTTCCGCCCTAATGGCGGTGGCGCTGTCCGTAACCAGCTTGGCGGTGACTATTACGTAATGGTCGATGTTATCGGAGCGAAAGGTGCCAATGGTGCGGTTGACGAGCGCGTACAGGCGATCATCGATTTCGTTCAGCAAAACCCAATGGTCGACGCCTGTGTTGGCTACCTGGAAAATCTCGGCGGCATTCCTGCCCCCGTCCAAACAACCGAAGGCCGCCTGGTCTATCGGCTTCAGTTTGTTGCCACCTTCGGCAGCTAAATAATCGTCAAAGAGGAATTACCCATGGCAGATTGCCAGAACAGCAACGAACGTTTGTTCGGTGGCGCAGTTGTGCTTGAAGTTTCCGATGGTTGCAGCGACACGCTGCCGCAGGAATCGGAATGGAAAGCACTGGCTGCCGGAACGAGTAAAGGGTGGGACTTCTCACCAAACACAGTCACTTCTGATGCAGACGATGGTGGTGGCTTTGTCGAGAGCATCATCACCAACTCTGATTTCACCATCAGCTTCGAGGGTGAGGTGCGCAAGAAGGGCAAGCTCGACCAGTACGGCGTAGGCCGCTTCATCAAGTATTTCGCCGCAGAGCTGAAGGCCAGGCGCCAGCCAGGCATCTGGGTTCGCATGGAATACGGTGAAATCACCTTCATTGGCTATATGGTGGTAACGGCGCTGAGTTCTGACGGCGGCACCAATGACATCGTGACATTCACCACTGAGTTCAAAGTGGGTGACGCGACAACCATTCAAGTGCTCGACACTGACGAAACCATCCCAGCTACTGGAGTTACAGTAACCCCGGCAACGGCAAACCTGGTGGTTGGGGCTACGCGCCAGCTTACCGGGGCAGTGCAGCCGACCAATGCCACTGACCGCACCGGCTCATGGACAACATCAGACGCAACCAAAGCTACGGTGAGCAATACAGGCCTGGTGACGGCAGTGGCTGCAGGTAGTGCGACTGTTACCTTCACGTCTACCGATGGCGGCTTCACCGGTACCACAGCAGTAACGGTTACTGCTTCGTAACCATTCCAAAGGGCTGGCTTCAGCCCTTAATAATGATTATGGAGACCACATGACACCTTACAAAGAGATTGGCGAGTGCCTGATTACTGCTGGAGAGGATGAATATTTCTTCCGTCCATCGTTCGCCGCAATGAGCCGCATTGGTGAGCCACAGGAGATCGTGCAGGCATTCTATGACCTGCATAACGATAAGGTAACACCGCTGCTTCAGCGCGCAATGGATGCATACGGCACCATCCCCGCATGGCTGCTAACTCATGTGAGCCGCAGGGAGATCGGTAAACCCGCAATTATGGCCGCAATGAGCGTGTTGGCTGCGTGTTGTGAGCGTGACCTTTCGCGGCTAATCGGTGAGATCATCCCCGGCAAGTCTGGCAAATGGACGTTCGTCTGGCGAAAAGGGGCGATGCCACTGAGTGACATGGTGCTGATCGCCCAGTCACTCATAACCCACGGCATAATCGGCAAAGCGAAAGTGCGACAGCTTCAACGGCATGAGAGCAACAAAGCTACTACTGAGTTCAACGCCTTCGAGTACATAAGCGCCGCACGTAACCACTTCGGCATAAGCCGGGATGAAGCGGAGCAGCTCTCGATGACAGAATTTCAGATGATGCTGGACGCGAAATATCCCGAGCAGAAAGGCTTCACACGTGACGAGTACGAAGCAGTTGCTGATGACTACCTGGCGAAGAAGGCGAGGCGGCTGGCGAAGTTATCGTAACTTGCGGGCCTTTGCTTTTAGCCGATGGTAATATTGGTTCATTATTTGCACAGAAGAGAATATCCAATGCCAAAGATTAAAGTTCACGCATCTAATTTCGAAAATATAGAAATGAGCATCACAGGTGGAGTTATTTTCATCAAAAGGAAATGGACTCAGCTTGTTGGTGACCGCGTGGAACCTGCCTCAGTTGTTGCTCTCGATGTTGCATCTGAGGATAGTGTAAAAAAGATTGGTGGCTCTCTTGGCTGGGGCGTGGTCGGCGGCGTGTTGATGGGGCCATTAGGTCTGATTGCAGGAGCAATCCTCGGTGGTAACCGAAAGGATGTGACATTTATTGCTGAACTTTCAGAGGGCCGCAAGTTTATGGCGACAACAGACTCCAAAACATACACCGAACTCCAAGCGAAAAGCATGCGGTTCTGATAAGAAACCAAAGATTACGAAACCTCGCTCCGGCGGGGTTTTTTTATGCCCGGAGATAGATGAATGGCGAGCGAACAACAGGTTGGTAATATTGTTTATGAAGTAGAAATGAACGTCGCCAAGCTCATTGAGTCACAGCAAAAAGTTAATGACCGCCTCGACTCAATGGAGGGCAAATTTGAGAAAACTGGCAAGGCGGTAAGCGGCACAGAGAAATCATTCTCATCACTTACCAAGGTTGCCTCTGCACTTACAGCGGCACTATCTGTACAGCAAGTGGCGCAATATGCCGACGCCTGGACGACTCTCAACAACAAGCTCGCCAATTCCATTAGAACCGGAGAAAGCCTCACCCAAGTCACACAGCGCGTGTTTGACATCACTCAGTCAACCCGTTCAAGCCTCGATGCCACAGCGTCGCTCTACGCTCGCCTGGAGCGAGCTACCCGCGAGTACGGAACAAGCGCAGAAAACGTGGCGAAGCTCACCACGATAATCAACCAGGGGTTCGTTGTGTCTGGTGCCACGGCGCAGGAAGCCGAGAACGCCATCATTCAGCTGTCGCAGGGTCTGGCATCCGGCGCACTGCGCGGCGAAGAATTCAACTCTGTGAACGAGCAGGGCAACAGGCTGATCGTAGCTCTGGCTGATTCGATGGGCGTTTCTATCGGGCAGATGCGCGCGATGGCCGCTCAGGGCAAGCTAACAACTGATGTCGTGGTCAATGGCCTGCTGGGCCAGGGTGATGTAATCGGAAAAGAGTTTGCCAACACGACCCAGACAATCGGCCAGGCGTTCCAGATTGCTGGCAACAACATCACTCAGTTCGTAGGTAGTTCGGCGACCGTTAAAGCTGGTGTGGCAATCTTCAATGACGCGGTGATCACGCTGAGCGAAAACCTCGACGTGGTCTCCACTGTCATCCTCTCAACCACCGCCATTATGGGCTCCCGCTACGTTGGTGCGCTGGCCGCTGCAACTGCCGCGCAGATATCGAATGCGGCAGCCGCTTACCGCGTAGCAGCAGCTCAGGGCGCAATGGGCGCTGCAGCAAATATTGCCCGCGGCGCCATGGCGCTGATTGGTGGCCCGGCGGGCGTGGCCACTCTAGCGGCCGCTGCAATTTTCTATTTCTACCAGCGTGCGCAGCAGGCCAAGCAGGAAGCCAATGACCTTGCGGACAGCGTCAACGGTTTGGTTGGCAAATTCAAAGAGATGTCAGCGACTGAAGTGGGCGCGTCCATTGCGCGCATGCGAGAAAGCCTGGTCAGCCTCAGTGACAGCGTTGATGATGCACAGAAAGCATACGATAGGGCCACTTACCGGGTAAGTGACCTGCGCAAAGAGATCGATAACTGGGGAAAGGGCACCACGCGCGGGCGCCAGGCCGCTGACGCCTTGTCTTCAGCAATGGACGATCAATACATTGCAGCCGACGCACTTGAAAAGGCACAGAAGCGCCTCAGCCAGACGCAAAGTGCCATCAATCTTGGTCAGGCTCAGCTAATCACCGGCCTGAAAACGGGCATCGACCTTCTCAGCCGGGAAAGTACGGCAGCCGGTGATGCCGCCGGCATGATGAACCACTTCGCCAAGTCAATAAATATGGCTGCAAGCGCGAAGGAGCGCTTTAACTCTTCAAGTCTGAAAGTGGATAGGCCAGCAAAGGTTCAGGACTACCTGGATAAATTACTGGATCAGGTTGAGATTGAAGGAGTCGTTGACGAAAGAAAGCGCGCGCAGTTAAAAACTGAGAAAGAGATTCGTGCGCTGGGTGGCGATGAGGCAGCCGTAAAGCTTGCGCGAGAAAGAGCCGGTGCGGAGTATGACGCACAAAAAGCACAGCAGAACTTAAAGAAAGAAACGAAAGACTCAGTCTCTGAAGGGAAAAAGGCAGCAACTCAGGCAGAGTCGATAGCAGAGAAGTTGGCTGCTTTAAAAGAGCAGGCTGCGCTGTCTGCCGAATCCACAAGAGAGTTAAGCCGTGAGCAGGCAATCCTAACAGCGCAGCAGTCTCTTGGTAGTGCCGCAACTCAGGCTGACATCAAGCTTGCTGGCCAGTACGCTGCCGCAAAATGGGATACAGGCAATGCTATCCGTGCTCAGGCCGCCGCAGAGAAGTTGCTGCCGGAAGCGAAAGAAAATGCCAGCTACAAGCAGGATGTCGAAGACCTGAAAACTGCGCTTAATGCTAAAAAGATTACTCAGCAGCAAGCACATGCAACATCGGAGCAACTCGCTAAACAGCATCAGGTTAACCTAGCTAAGATCCGTTCAGAGCAAGTCGTCACTCCTGAGCAGGCAGCGGCCGGCACCGTTGACCCAGTGCAAGCATTGGCTAACGAGAATGCTCAGAAGCTAGAGCTAATTAAGCAGTTTGAGCAGCAGAAAACAATCACCGAGCAGCAGGGTCTGGCGCTGAGAAATGCGGCTAACACTCAGTATGAAGAGCAAAGAATCGCGGCTCAGTGGGAAATCTGGCGTCAGCAAAGCGCTGGCAATGATGCAGCTGCGGCCGCGTTCGACTCATTCGCAGGCAACGCTTCAAACGCACTTACTGGGATAATCACAGGCAGTATGTCAGCACAAGACGCTATGCGCTCGCTTGGCTCGACCGTGCTTAACAGCCTAGTCAACTCATTCGTTCAGATGGGAGTCGAATGGGTTAAGTCAGCCGTGACGGGCGCTGCTGCTCAAACGACAGCTGTTGCCACTACCACAGCGGCCTCGGTTGCAGGAACGGCTACCACAACAGCGGCAAGTACCGCTGCAGCAGCAACGACTGTCGCAGCCTGGACGCCCGCCGCGATTGTAGCCTCCATAGGTTCATTCGGTGGTGCAGCTGCGATCGGTATCGGTGCGGTGCTCGGTGCTCTGGCTATGGGTGTTGCAGGTAAGCGAAAAAACGGCGGGCCTGTTAGCTCAGGCTCAATGTACCAAGTAGGTGAGGGTGGAATGCCTGAAATCTACCAGGCAAGCAGCGGTAAGCAGTACATGATACCCGGCGATAATGGTTCAGTTATCAGCAACAAGGATATGCAAGGTTCTGGAGGTTCGGGCCTAAACGTTGTTGTGAACTTTAACGACCACAGCACCGGAGACCACAGTTATGACTATCAGGCATCACAGAACGGCAACACCCTGACCATTGATGCTTTCGTAACTGACATTTCAAACGGTGGACCGATGAGCCAGTCCATATCTACTTTCCACAACGCACCAAGAAAAGCGCGAGGCGGCTGATGGCAATACCATACCCTGACTGGCTGCCACTGGCGCAGAAGACCGGCAAATCACCCAGCACAGATACAGGTTTCAGGACAGAAACGCCCCAGGTTGGGGCGCCAATTTTCCAGAAACTTACTGACGACCTGAAGACTACTTTCAGCCTGACGTGGATTTTCACGCGGGACCAGCACCGGGCATTTATGCAGTGGCTGCGCAGCCCAAACTACCTCGACAACGGAAACCAGTGGTTCACGATGCGTTTGGGGACCGGATCGGGAGAAAGTGGAGTGGAAACACAGGAACTTCATTTCACTGCGTACCCCACCTGGGCGCAAAGTGGATCTGTCTATACGTGGTCTGGTGATGTTATCTGCAGGCAGATGAATAATTCGGACGATGACTACGACGATATTATCGTCGAACTGCCGCCGCCGTGGGCCAGCTGGCTCGATATCATCGTGACCGGCTACCCCGACAATCGCGATCCCGAATCACTACCGAGATTACCCTGATGCCGACATTACGCGAGATACGAGCGAAGCGGCCCAATCGCATTCAGTACGAGACCATCACGTTTTATCACTCCTCATTCGGCTATGTCCGCATCGTAAATAACCAGGTATTCCCGAAAAACATCGGGGGCAGCGAATACCTGCCGTGCCGTTTTGAACTGACAGAGAGCCAGCAGAGCAGCACCCCAGTTATAGACAGCACGCTCAAGTTCAGCCGCCTTGCGCAGGATTTCAAGCAAAAGCTGAAGGCCTGGAAGAGCTATGCGCGCATTGAGCCAATCACCGCGACATATGCCCTTTATGACGCAGATATGCGCACGCTGCTTAAGAAATGGCGGCTGTATGTGAGTGACTGCAACATGGACGGCAGTGATGTGAATGTGTCTCTGTCGATGACAAACCCGTTAAATAAAAACGTAGGGAGGCCATATGACCCAGCAGACTGGCCCGGCCTGCAAATCGGCTAGTGAATTCGCGTCACGCATGATTGGTGTGCCGTGGCGCAATCGCGCCTGCACTTTCGACGCCTGCGACTGCTGGGGCCTGGTCGTGCTGTTTTATCGCCACGTGGCCGGGCGTGAAATCCATCATTCGGCGGGATATGAGGCCGACAGCGATTTCATCACCTGTTTCGCCGATGAGGTCATCCACTGGCGCAGCGTGGCGGGTCCAGAGGAGGGGGGGGTCTTCATTGCGTATGACGGAGATCGCCCGGCGCACATCGGCGTGATAGTCGATGGCCGTGCGCTTCACAGTCGTGGAGAGAACGGCGCCGTTCGCAGCGATCGCCTGGCCGCAGTTGAGCGGATGTTTACAAAATTGGAGTACAAGGCCTATGCCGCTGATTGAGTTACAGAGAGTGCCCGGCACGCCGCGCGAGAGATTTAGCGTTGCCGCTGGCACGCTGCTTTCCGAATGGCTGCTGAATGCCGACACGAACAGCGATGTTGTTGTCGTTTTCAACGGGCGGGAGCTGGGCCCGGATGACGAGGTAGGATTTGCGCTGCTTGAGGGTGACAGGGTGCAGGTTTTCGACCAGCCCAAAGGCGTGATCGGCGATGTGCTAAGTCCTATTTTCAAAGTAGTCAGCAAGGTTTTCAGCTTACTGATGCCCAAACAGTCATTTTCTGTAGCGGACAGCAACAGTAAGGAATCGCCGAATAATAAGCTGACCGGACAGACGAATGTGGCGCGCACGTATCAGGCCCGGCCGGACGTTTACGGTCAGGTGCGGGCTTACCCGGACCTCATTCAGCAGTCCATGTTCGAGTTCATCGATAACGTCAAATACGTGACGGAGTGGATGAATTTCGGCCTGGGTAAATACACCGTCGAGAGCGTGCGCTACTCAGAATCAACGCTCGGTTCTCTGGCGGGCGCTTCGTATCAGGTATTCGGCCCGGGTGAAGTTATTCCGGTGATTTATGAAGGGTTCGAATTCGATGACGTTGACGGCCAGGAGATACCCGGACCGAATGAAAGTGGCGAATTCCCCGCTTACTCCGCGACAGCCAACACTGTAGTTTCCGGCCAGTTCTCCGGCGGGCAGGTCTCAATGAAAATCGTACTGCAGTCACAGTTCGACTACTTCTACAATCTGAGCAAGCCCCACGCAGTAACGTTTGTCATCAACGTGTCCTACAACACCGCAAGCGGCCCGGTGACGCGTGACATCACGCTGAATGCCAACCTGTTCAATGCCACAATTACCGATAATGGCGCCACGATTAATCCCGTGCGTTATTACAATTTCTTCTTCAACAACCTTAGCGGCAGCGATGCGCAAACCACGCCATCGAATGCAACGATTAACACCACAAAATTCGTGCTCAATGACAACCAGCCCCTGGTTGTCGGCCCGTTTTTTGCTCCGGTCGAGGGTGGCCAACTGTGGGTTCATTTCCAGGCGCAACTCGGCGACGGTGACTATGCGAATTACTCAGGGACCATCTGGAAAGTTGACGCTGATAACAACCCGGTAGCCGGGACTACGCAGAATTTCTCCGGCGGACTCAGCAACAACAGTGGCGGATCGGACACCATTTACCGCACTGTCAAAATCACGCCAGCGGCAGGATATGGGCGCTATGCCGTGCAGGTCTATCGCACCAACAACAGTAACGATACCAGCGTGCTGCAGCTGAGCGAGGTTCATATTGTCAGGGTGAGAAATAATGAGGTGCATCCTGATGACACGCTTGTGCGGGTGACGGTCAGGGCCACTGAGCAGGCCACCGGCGTGCGAGACCGAAAATACAACGCTCTCATTACCCGGCATACGATCAGCTACAACATGACCACTCGCACGGTTGATTACACGCTGCGGCCATCCCGGTCATTCGCCGATGCGCTTGCCCACCAATGGCTGGTCATCGGTGGAGAGGATGAAAGCTCAATTGACCTTTATGGTCTTTACCAGATAGCAGGTTCATTGCCGGATCCGCGCCTGGGATACTTCGACTATACATTCGACGACGAGGATATCTCGCTCGGCAACCGGGCAGAGACAACGTGCAATGTCGCGCGCGTTATCGCGTTTTGGGAAGATGCTGTGCTCTCGTTCGTTCGCGATCAGCGCGTGCAGTACCCAGCCACAACGTTCAACCGTTCAAACATGGTCGCTGACGAGTACAAATTGTCCTACTCGATGACTATGCCTGGCGGCTATGACGGTGTGGAAATCGAGTACGTCAGCCCCTCTACAAACAAAAAAACCTACATTCGCTACCGGGTCACTTCAACCGGAATTGTGAAGGAGGCTGCAAAGAACCCCCTGAAAATCTCGCTGAACGGCTCACGGAATGAATATCAGGCCAATGACCGGGCGCTGGTTGAAGTCAATAAGCTGGTGCAATCGCGCGGTAAGATGAGCTGCAAAACGCTGGCAGACGGCCAGTATGTGTCCGTCGGGGATATGGTGCAGGTGCCGGACACTTACGACACCAATCAGCAGTCTGGTTATGTTGTGCGCCGGGCAGGAAATAACTTTGACACGAGCGAGGCTATCACGTTTAGCGGCCAGATGTTCGTCACCGTTACTGACAGCCTTGGGCGAACGTCAGAACGTTATCCCGCAACAATGAGGCCAGATACACGCTTCGGTTTCACCGCAGCCCTACCGGATATTAGCCTCAATATTTACGACGGGTACAGCGTGCAATCGCCATCACGCTACGTCATTGCGACGCAGCAGGAGATGGATGCAACGCTCTGGAAAGTTGACGACAAGAAACCCAATGCCGATGGAACGACATCATTCACGCTGTCGGAGTACAGCGATCTGATTTACCCCTAAAAACATCATCCACCAGTAAGCCAGCCGTCGTGCTGGCTTTTTTTATGGAAAAATTATGGCTACCACACCAACGCAAGACGCTGTACCGTCCGAATCACCTCGTGACCTAAAATTCAACGCGGGGAAAATTGACGAGTTTGTCACCTCGATGGCGCTTAAATATGCTGACAGATTTGGAGGCGAACACTACACCATTGAGGGCCTGCGCTGGCTGGCACAGCAGGCTATCGCACAATACGGATGGATCCCGGTGGGCACCTTCCAGGCTGGAACTACCATTACCCTGCCGAATCAGATTTTGAAAGACACCACAGACGGGGAGTATTACCGTTGGGACGGTACTCTGCCGAAAATTGTGGCAGCAGGTTCAACTCCTGCATCAGCTGGCGGAACTGGAACGGGAGCCTGGCTATCGATTGGGGATTCCACACTCCGCTCGTGGGTGAACAGTAATATATCCATCAACTTCAACAGCGTGACCGATATGATCGCCGGCAAAGCCATATCGGGTAATACCATCCCACTGATTAACGGAATGGTAGCGGTGACTTTCGCTAATCAGTACGGCGTGAAGCAGGAATCAAAATGGCTGATTTCGACAGTAAAAGACACCACGACTTACTCTGTGAGCCTTGGTAATGGAGGGTTTGCTAACCTTATCTGCCGCGCAGATATGAACTATGCCGAGTTTGCATTCGGCGGTACAGCAGCTCAGAACGTCGCAGCAGTCGATGAAGGAAACCGCGTAGCGCGCGCTCAGGCCATTGTGCGAAGCCTGTCGTTCCCCGCTGGTGTGTATCAAATTGGCTCTTTCAATCTGGATGTTGATAAGCGCGCATTCCGATTTTGGGGGGCTGGCTGGGACAGCACCACACTTGTATCTACCACCTCCGGTATCTCGATGCACCATCTCGGTATTGACCCTCGCGATCGCACCAGAGACAGGAGCCACTTCTATCAAGAGGTCGGCGGGTTCATGCTTGACGGAAACATTGACGGTAACGGATCAAGCGCAGCATCTCGCAGCGTCTGTACCGCACATTATGCAGAGTTGAGCTACAAATCAGTAGGCCATCGACTTTCAAACATCGATATTCATGCGTTAGTTGTTCACTGGAAAGGCCTGACAGGTTCGCGCACTAATGGATCGACTGTGACCGCCTACGGGCTTCGCGTCAGATATAACTCAGTTAAACTTGATGGATATATTGGCGGAGCAACAAATACTGTTGCCTGCTCAATTGGCGGGCCTAAGACTACGCTTGCCAGTGCAGCTTCTGTTGGTGATACAACTATCACAGTAACATCAGCAAGCGGGTTTAATCTTTATGATATTCCTGAAATTCAAGGAGGTTCTAATCTTGAGGCTCCTTATATTATTGGCATTTCAGGTAATGTTCTTACGCTAGATAAACCGCTTGTTAGTGCCCACACGTTGGGTGCCGCAGTAGCCGTCCCAGTGGTCGGGACATCGCTAACTGGTACAGTAGAAGTAGGGCAAATACAGATTGGGAATAGTGCAGGCACTGAATTACATGGCTTATATGCAGAAGAATCGAAAATTGTATGCTCTGGAAGACTTGATGCATTGGAAATTCACGGTTGCTCGTTAACACAGGCAAATCCAACAATTCAAATTGACTACGTAGATAGGCTATCAACTATATCTGTTCATGATAACAACACTGCATTTTCAGTACAGGTCAATGTATTGGACAAGTCAGGGGCTGTTAACACTAACTTCGATCTATACAATTGCCCTTCTCTTAATATCAATCAAAACACGCGGGGACAGGCAAAAATATCCCTTAATGGCGCGTATAATGTTTCTTCTTTGAAACTCACAAGGACTTATGATAGCACTTTAACGGATCAGAACTTTGCACGGATGGAGTTTACTGGACTGTATGGAGAAGCCGCAGCAGGAGCAACAGTAGATATTTTTAGACTTGCAATGGTTCCTAGCGCGCTTGGATATGATGGATACACTTTCGATATTAGCGCAACCTGCCGCAGGAGCACATCAGTTACAGCTGGTTTACTTAAAAGAGCGGGGGGTGCCAGCACTGATGGAAATACCAATACTGTTAATACTGCATCATACGTAAGCAGCTACACCTATTTTAATGCATCAACAGGTGTAGATATTACCTTTGGCGGCACAGTATCAAGATCAACAATTACCTGCCGTGGTGAACCAGCTGGGGGGCAGACAACTAAGTTCTCCTTATCTGGGGTGATAACTAGCATTTTATAATCTATGGCGGGACGGACCCCGCCAAATCAAAGCTTCTTCCTGATTGTGCTGGCTATAAGCATGTAACCTTTATCATTAAAGTGAACATGATCACTGTATAGTGATTCAGAAATTTTCCCTGACTCTCGTCCAGCCAGCGCTGACCACATGTCGATGAAATTTTCTCCATATGCCTCTCGAAGTTTTCCATTGAGATCTTTAATAGCTTCTAATTGTTCTGATGTATCATCTTGAGCCGGAGTCAATCCTACAACCAAAAATGAAGATTCCTCTGGAAGTGAATTAACAATCAAAGAAATGTCACGAAATATAAATCTTGTGAACTTTAGGTTATTGTTTCTGCCAACCCATATTATATTTTTGGTTCTTTTTTCATTGATTGATTCTGACGAAATAAATTTGCATCGAAAGCCGCATTCGTTTAATGAGGCGCCAAATGCTCGCCATTCACCGGTTTCATACCTAGTTAATCGCACGGGGTTTTTCCCGATAGCGCCGGAAAAAGAAATTTCTTCCCGTTTTCTAAAGTCCCCAAAAAATTCAGGTTTTACTAAGTAATCACCACTTTTGGCATTTTTAATTAGTTCAACTCCAATAGCCCCTTGGTGTATAGCAATCTCTGTTGAGGTTTGTCCTGGATAACCTCTAAGCAATACGTTGTACCCATCCTCCCTTAAGATATTCGTATATCCTCCAGTTTTATCCGCTCCAACACCGAAGGTTAAAGAATCACCCCAGGAAACAATTTTAGTTCCTGACCCTGATGATAGATAGACAACAATGGCTCCAGATATAATACCAATTGCCAACGCAATGAATAATATCCTGTGAATGTAGGCTTTAGTTATCATGCAAAATCCTTAATGTATATCCCGGTATTATGCCACGCCAGCGAGCCATCGCAACCACTCGACACCCTTACTCATCCCTTAAATCTCTTTCTCAATCATCATCCTGACAATTTCCCCTGCTAACCCGGTTGATCATTGCCGCCACCTGATCAAATAATACTGTATATCCAAACAGTATCGAGGTGATCATGGGCAGAAGAGACGACATCCCGGCAGCGTTCCGCGCGAGCATACAGATAGCGGCCAACGGTCGGCGCACTGTGACCACAGAGGATTTCGTGGCGGCGCTAGCCCGGGCAAACTATGAATGGTCGCTGGCTGAGGCCAATCGCTGGATAGAGCACTATCAGAGCACGTTCAAAGACGTGTCGACGGAAGAGGGTGAGCGCCGGACGTTCCTGCTGTTCAATCCGAACAATGGAGGTTTCTGATGGGTTTTCCATCCCCAGCTACAGACTACATCGAAGACAGCATCTGCCTTAATCGCTTGTTCATCCCGCACCCATCTGCAACGTCTCTCGTCGAGTTCGGGGGCCTGCAGCACGTCGTTGACCGTTCATTAGCGCCAGCAAGCGGCTCGGAGATTTGCTATGAGGTATTCGGAGAGGTGGCGATCGGCAAGATGATGGGAAGGGCAATTATCACGCCCGATGGTGACGCGATAGAAGGTGAGGGGCTGAGTGAGGTCATTGTGATCGGAACTGTGGTGCTGACGATTACGCAGCATCACGATTTTAATGGGCCGGCGATTTGATGAGCAGCAAAATCAAGCCTCTCTCTTTACACTTCCGTGCAATCACCCCCTTAAAAGTGTAAGATGTTCCTCCTTCGAAAGTTTTTAACAAACAGTGACTTTCGAATATGTGTACCAAGCAGTGTACCAAACTGGCAAATGTGAGTTGGTTTCAAGTGCAAAGTGCTTGTTGTATAAAGCAAATTTAAATTTTGCATGTAATCTTACGTGTGGGTTACCACTGCAATTAAGGATGTTTCATGCCTGTAATTACTCTTCCTGATGGAAGCCAGCGCTCTTTTGACCACGCCGTCAGCGTGATGGATATTGCCCTCGACATCGGTCCTGGCCTGGCGAAAGCCTGTATTGCCGGCCGTGTGAATGGCGAACTGGTGGATGCGGTTGATCCGATCACCGAAGATGCCAACGTGGCGATCATCACCGCTAAAGACGAAGCCGGTCTGGAAATTATTCGTCACTCCTGTGCGCACCTGTTGGGGCACGCGATTAAACAGCTGTGGCCGGATACCAAAATGGCTATCGGCCCGGTTATCGACAACGGTTTCTACTACGACGTTGACCTTGACCGCACGCTGACCCAGGAAGATATCGACCTGCTGGAAAAGCGCATGCACCAGCTGGCAGAGACCAATTACGACGTTGTTAAGCAGAAAGTGAGCTGGCAGGAAGCGCGTGACGCTTTTGCTGCGCGCGACGAAACTTACAAAATGACCATCCTTGATGAAAATATCAGCCGTGACGACCGTCCTGGCCTGTATCATCACGAAGAGTATGTCGACATGTGCCGTGGTCCGCACGTGCCGAATATGCGTTTCTGCCACCACTTTAAGCTGCAGAAAATTTCTGGCGCTTACTGGCGTGGCGACAGCAACAATAAAATGTTGCAGCGTATTTACGGCACCGCCTGGGCCGACAAAAAGCAGCTGGCTGCCTATTTGCTGCGTCTGGAAGAAGCGGCGAAGCGCGACCACCGTAAAATCGGTAAGCAGCTCGACCTGTATCATATGCAGGAAGAGGCGCCTGGCATGGTGTTCTGGCACAACGACGGCTGGACTATCTTCCGCGAGCTGGAAGTGTTTGTCCGCACCAAGCTGAAAGAGTATGACTACCAGGAAGTGAAAGGTCCGTTCATGATGGACCGCGTGCTGTGGGAAAAAACCGGCCACTGGGAAAACTACAAAGAGGCGATGTTTACCACCTCTTCAGAAAACCGTGAATACTGCATTAAGCCGATGAACTGCCCAGGCCACGTGCAGATTTTCAATCAGGGTCTAAAATCATACCGTGATTTACCCCTGCGCATGGCGGAGTTCGGTAGCTGTCACCGTAATGAGCCGTCGGGTGCACTGCACGGCCTGATGCGCGTACGCGGCTTTACTCAGGATGATGCCCATATCTTCTGTACTGAAGAGCAGGTGCGCGACGAGGTCAACAGCTGCATTAAGATGGTGTACGACATGTACAGCACCTTCGGCTTTGAAAAGATCGTGGTGAAACTCTCTACGCGTCCAGAGAAGCGTATCGGCACCGACGACCTGTGGGACCGCTCAGAAGCGGACCTGGCAGCCGCGCTGAAAGAGAACAATATTCCGTTCGAATATCAGCCGGGCGAGGGCGCTTTCTACGGTCCTAAAATTGAATTTACCCTGCATGATTGTCTCGACCGTGCATGGCAGTGTGGTACTGTGCAGCTGGACTTCTCGCTGCCGGGCCGCCTGAGCGCCTCGTATGTGGGTGAAAGTAATGAACGTCAGGTTCCGGTGATGATTCACCGCGCAATCCTGGGGTCCATGGAGCGCTTTATCGGGATTTTAACCGAAGAATATGCCGGTTTCTTCCCGACCTGGCTTGCTCCACTACAAGTTGTGGTGATGAATATCACCGATGGCCAGTCCGAATATGTTGCAGAATTGACCCGAAAATTGCAGAATGCGGGCATTCGTGCAAAAGCGGACTTGAGAAACGAGAAGATTGGCTTTAAAATCCGCGAGCATACTTTACGTCGTGTCCCTTACATGTTGGTCTGTGGTGATAAAGAGGTGGAAGCTGGCAAAGTGGCCGTTCGCACCCGCCGCGGTAAAGACCTGGGAAGCATGGACGTAAACGAAGTGATCGCGAAGCTGCAGGATGAAATCCGCAGTCGCAATCTTCATCAATTGGAGGAATAA